CTGGTAGACTTCGACTTTTGAAAACTGCTTTAGTTCAAACACAGTCTCGTCCGTTGAACCGCCGTCTATAACAATGATCCGGTCCACCCACGGTTCTTCGTGGATGTCGCCTATTACGGGTTTGACTGAATTCCGCTCATTTAATCCCTTCATTCCGATTATCATAACTTTTTCTCCTGCTTCGATAGCCGAGGACAAAGCTCCACAGCACATCTTGATTCTAGGTTAGAGTTGTGACTACATCCGGCAGCGAGCTTTAATGTGCCGAAGCAAGAGCACCCTTTGATGACAGGGCATTGGATAATCTCGATATCTTCTCCAACAGCCTTATCCCTTATGCGGATTATCAAATCTCTCACCCCTGAAAAAGCCTTCCCCATGCAACCTTCGTTATCATCCCACGCATCAATGAGTTCAATTTCATTCTCAAATTCCAAGATATCCCCGTTAAGGATAGTCTGGATCAACAACATTTTTGCCCTTAACTGGACTTCTTCATCATCGGCAGACAAAATCATTCGTTTTACATTTAGCATAACAGTTCCTCCAAAGCCTTCCGGACGTCAAGAGGATTTATTGAGTTGATGCAAGGCGAATTACACTGTTGTTGCTGCCCCCAACAATGGGTCATATTTTTACACACTTTTAGCATGTCCGGTTTCAAATTCACGATTTTACACCCTTGAGCTTTTGGTTGAACAACGCGCGGCGGAGCTGGCCCGTACAAGACCACGGCATCAGTTCCAACAGCACCAGCAAGGTGAGACAAGAAGCTGTCAACCACAACGGCGGCTTTGGCGTTCTTCATCACCCAAGCAGATTCTTGCCATGTGAGCTTGCCGCATAGATCCAGGTCAGATTTGCACCTCAAATCGCCGGGGCCTCCGAGTTGGACCACAGGCAGGCCGATGTCCTTTAAGACCATATCCATGTGCGGGTAGGATCGATATTTTTTACTGCCACCCGTTGTGTGGGCGACGATGTATTCGTTTGACAACTCAATCTTTGGTTTCACCGGATCAATGAACATCTCGTCCGGTACAACGTTCGTGAAATACGGGTACATACTGTGAAGCGTCACATCCAGGTTGTTGAAACCACCGTGAAGGATGTGTTCCCCGTGCGGGTTGTAGACCACATCGTATGATTTCAGATGGCGCTCATCCCACTCTATGATTTCGTCAATGTACGGGTTCCCGAAAACAATGCCGGAAAAGACCTTCTGCGTCATATAGACCAACGGCATGCCCGGGTGACGCTCCTTGATTCCCTTGAAGCACTGGGTCGTCATAAGCACATCGCCCGCGGAAGAGTGCTGAGCGAACAACACCGCAGGGATTTGCTTTGGCGGCTTAACTCTTTTACCGGCTTCTGCCAATAATGCGTTGATGTCGTTCGTGCCGGCGAACCACTCCTTCGCCCGTTTCAACCCTTTTATTGACATGGCTTCTCGAAGATTATCGTTCACGGCCACATCTAAGATAGCCCGGGTGATATCAGATACGTGGCAAGCTCGTGATTCAATCGTGACCGGCCCGTTTTCACCGGACATCGGCACGAAAGAAAGATTATTGCAGGGGACCAGACCGCCCACACCTTTGACAAGCTCAGTTTGCGCCGTGGTGTCGGATGCAATCACGGGGACCCCACACGCCATGGCCTCAAGAGGCGTCCACGAAAGGCCCTCCTGCATGCTGCAATTGATTACGCAGTCCAAAGCGTTGTAGATAGTCGGCATCTTGTCTCTCGAATACAACATGCCTTGCTGCTTTGAGATCACGTCGCCGTCTTTGGCGCCGCAGTCCTGGGCAATCTGCTTCAAGTTGTACAGATGGCCCATTTCACAATGCAGGTACAGGACAATATCCGGGTTCTCTTTTTTGGCCTCGAAAAACGCTTTTATCAGGATCTCAGGTGATTTGCGGATCTGGTTGACACCAATAAAGCCGAAAATGGTCTTATCGTCCGGCACGTTTGGGAACACCTCTTTCCGGGCAGCTATTTTATCTTGTGCCGGCGTAAACATCTCCCATCCGTTCAATTCAGGTCGGTAATATCTGATATTCGGGACGTATGGTTTCAGGGCGTCGTATCCGTACTGAGAATAAACGCAGGGGTAATCCAGTGCGTTCAGGTATTTCACCCACGATGGCTGCATTTTCCACAGGTCATACGGAAAAATGGATATCCACTTGAATTTCTTCGCGTCCCGGAGCTGCTTAATCGCACCCCACGCAGGCAGGTACCGCCAGAAGTCAACCCCAACCATGCACAGGTAGTCGAAGTCAGTACCTTGGATGAGAGAGACAAGTCGTTTGTTCCCCCAATGGTCTTCAGGCGTTGAAGCGTTTGCGATGGTGTAAGGCGTAGGATCGAAAAGGATCGGGCTCGGGTCTACATTCCCCGATACCAGGCATGATGGGGCGTACTTGTCCGTATCCAGCCGCTTGAGTATCGCGGCCAGCATGTTTGCATTTCCGGTTGTCATGAGGGGGTTTTCACCCACAAAAAGCACTCGTTTCATTTTCTTCCTCCAGGAAGATTGTTTTATCTTCTGTCTTCTTCGATGATCAGCACATCTATGTTCGGATAACGCCTGGGTTCGATTACGCTTATCTGGTAATATTCTCCGCTTGCGGGCTGCCAACGGTCCAATACCTGCGCTCCAATAGAATGTGGGATTAAGACTTCGTTCTCTTGCAGCCCTAACAACGCGAGTTCTTTATCCGTCTCAAGGTCGTTTCCGTAAAGCGCGGCCACCTGCATGGCATTGCAGTTGTCGTTAATCACTTCCCACCCGGTTTCTTTATGGTACTGGTCCAAAGGATCATCCCACGTTTCACCGCTGGGCCTGGACAACTCACCGCTGGCCACGTTGCACTTATAAAAAACAGTGTCGTAATGGACGATATCGTTCACAAACAATTCAGGGAGCATATTCGTTGCGAGATACATTTCGTCAACTACGTCAAAACGAACCACATCCCCGGCGATAAGCGCTGTGTCATAAGGCGTCATTCCGCGCCTGAAAGCCTCGATTGTCAGCGGTTTTGTGACCTGCGAAGAGAACTCCAGTAGACCATATTCTCCAGAAACATTACCGGCATCCCGGACAATGGTATAGGAGACGCCCACTTCTTCGAGAGCTTCTTTTATGTCTGCGCCAACACCCATTTACGAATTCTCATTCGGATGAATTAAAACCTTGTTGGTCTCGTCGTAAGTCGTGTCTCTTCCGGTCAGCGGATCGTAGCTAAACCCGGCGTCAATTCTTGTCCCGGCAATCTCGTAATTTGAAACGCCTGCGAATTCCAAAGCGAACTCTTCCTGCGCTTTTTCAAATCGCTCATCCATGTCATCTACCAGCCTGCGGTAATGCTCAAATTTATGCTGTAGGTATATGGCCTTAAACCGGAACTTTGATGCAGATTCGGAAAGCAAAAAGAAAAACAGATGACGTTTCGATCGTTCTATCAGCCATTTTATATTGAAGGCCGTAGTCTGAGGCAAAGACCAACCTGTATCCCGTTCAGCGGCGTCCACGGCGTTCCCGTAATCATCGGTGGAAAGACTTGCGGAAAGACCTTTAATTTCAGATTGGACCTTGGCGATCAGTTCTGTTCTGGTCATCGGCGTTCACCTTCTTGAATTCCCGCCTTATCTTTCTCAGCGTTTTTGCTTTCGGCTTGCTTTTCCCCGACCGCCACTTGAGAACCGTCGGGTATGACACGCCCAACAGGACGGCCACTTCTTTGACAGATGTGTTTTTTTCGATCAGCCCTTCCAACTCCGGAAAGGTGAATTTCGGTGTATTCTCTTGCGGCACTTCACTGGCCCGATCCGTTTCAGGTGCGGGGGATGTGGGTTCGGCCACAGTATCTTCGTTCTCGATTTCAGTTTCGATCTCAGCAATGGGTTTCTCGGCTGAGATCACCCGAACAGCCTTTGAGCCGTGTCGGACTTCATTTAAAATATTGCCTGGAATCGGGGCGACAGCATCGTCAAACACTGTGCCCTTCTTCCAGACAGTAGCGCCTTTAAGCGTCTTAATAATTTCGATTTTCATCGATTGCTCCTATGGTTAAGCGGGTTCAAATTCCACTACAACCGCGACTGCACTCATTTCGGTTGTAGGCGACGGAGTGCGCGCCTGGGTTATGTCATACGTGATGACATCCCCCGGGGACACGGAGTTGTTGTCGGCATCTAAAACACGCTGTATGATACCGGTGTCGCCGGAAACCTTTGTGGTCTTATTCGTGCTTGCCTCACCGCTCACATGAGCAATGACAGGTTTTGTGCTCAGGCACGAGGTCCCATTGATCTTGACGTCCACGGTCAAAGACAACGCGTTGCTGTCGTCCTTCCCGCTGGCGCCAACCGACAACCACACGTCCGACACCACACCGCCGATATTGGCCGCCCCGAGCATCCTGCCGGGAGCGCTGGCGGTTATCTCACCGGAGAAAATCCCGATCATCGGCGACGGGTCATTGGCCGCAATCTGCTTTTTAAAAGCAGGGCTTGGGAATGGTCCTCTTCCTTGCTCCATTCAGATCACCCCCTTTTTTTTGAATTTAATGAATTAGCCATTGGTTGTTCTCCTTCAAGCATTTCAGCCATAATCGCTTTATAATTGTTTTCATGCCAATCCCTGTTGGAGTTGGCCCTTGCGTTGCAGGAATTGCATACTGTAATAATGTTAGTGGGGGCGCAATTTTTCTTGTCATAGTCAATATGGTGTCTGGTTAAGAATGTCCCAGTACCCCAACAATCCGGGTTGTGACATTTATGTTCATCGCGTTCAAAAATGTATTCCTTGAACTCTTTAGATGTCCAAATTGGGCAATAAATGCCAAGAGATATCCCACCATTCCACATTGGGTTATTCGCGCCACTCTGGTTGATGGCCTGCCAAATATACTGGCAGTTTCGACCACAAAAATGCTTTTCACTCTGCCTTATTGAAGCATGCGTTTTCTCAAATTCCTTCCCACACTGGCAACAAACAACCTTATCCGCCCCACCCCTCCACGAGTGGCTGTTCCTTCCAGAAAGGTTGGCGGACTTCCATAAACCATTGCACTCTGGACTACAGAGGTGGCGCTTAGCCCTTTTTACTTGCGAGGGCTTTTTTTCAAATTCTTTCCCGCATTGTGCGCAACGCACCTTTATTTTCCCTCCATTCCATTTTGGGTTGTCTTTCCCAAATAAAGGAGGCAGTCGTTTAACATGGATTGCGTGCCCTTTGATGAATCTTTTCGGCTCTCCTTTTCTCCACCCCATCTTTGAGACGGTACGTTTTGCTATGGGAGCCGGGCTACCACATCCACATTCACAAAGTTTTATCACTGCCGCAGGATTATCCAACGTAACTACCTTAAATTTCTCATTTTACTGTAAGTTGATAAACAGCGTCCTCATGATAAAGAACCGGAAGGCCCTTATCTTCAACGCGCAAAAAGATCCCGTCGGGGTCTTTCTTCTCCCAGCGGTCAATCTGCTGGCCCCATTTCCTTGCCAGTTCGTGCGGCGCCTTCATGAATTCCGCAATGGGTTCACCGTCAACAGTTCCCGCCCACATAGTGAACTTATCCGTTGGGATGAACTTCCTGGTCATGTAGGCATAGTCCTCGGTCGCCTTGTAAGAAGACGATAGGGCCCCGGTCGCCGTAAGGGTCCCGGCATTAGTGTTCACAGCCGTGATGGTTAAGGTTTCGGTTGTTTTGGCGGATGTATCCAGGAGGGTCAGGGTCCCGTCCACCTCAAAGTCCACCGTCGTATCAATGGATACGGTGTGGGGGCCGGCACCGGCCGACAATGCGGAAGTCAACCATGCGCGGATCTGGTATGCTTCATCGTACAGGTGCATATTTGTGATCCCGATCAGGCTGCCGATGACATTGGTCGGGTTGGCGAACAAGTCACCCTGCCCGTAAGCCGACTTCTGCAAAAGCGTCTGGATCGTGTCGTCAAATATCATGAGCTTGAGGACTTCAGTGGTGCAAATTGAATCCGTCAAAACACCGGCGTTCGCGTTGCTGACCAAAAGCTTCCCATCGAAGATATTCTCAACGATGTTCCGCTTGGTTCCAGCATCCCACTTGTAATCAACTTCCAGGGATACCTTGTTGGCATCAGGGGTTCCGTAGTCCAGGGTAATGTAAACCCCGTTTTTGTCTTTATACGTGAACCCGTCGTTGCACAACATTTGTGCAAGCATCCATTCCTCTCTCCGGAAACTCCTGTTGCTGAGATTCCGGGCCTGGTTCCCGAGGGTCCTTTTCGCCTTCTGGTACATTCGGTCGGTACCGGACTTACGGATGTTGTTCAAAAAGGACGCTCCAAAAAAGGTCCGTTCTTTCCAGAACGCAGCGTGCGCTGAGTTCTCGCCGACCCCGGGTATGGCGGCGGACGGGCTCTCCGCATCTTCTGCGGCGAACGGGGTCAATCCCCTGCTTCCGATCTGAGATTCCCATTCGATGATGTCGGACTCGTATTCCACAGCCTTGAACATCTTCTTGAGAATCAGATTGGGCGGAGACATGTATTTCGTAACCAGTTTATTCAGCACTTTGAGTCTAAGTGCCGGAATTTCATTGATTCCTATAGGCATATCGTTTCACCTCCTTTCAGTTTTTTAAAAGATGTAATACGGGGTGCTGTCAGACCCGCCAAGGTCGGTAACAACATCCGAATTCCAGTTGTATAGGGCTGAGGAATAGAGCATGGCGTTGCTGATGACGATCACCCCTTGCCCGCCCTTCGCGTTCTCCCCTACGCCCGTGTCCACCGCGGTCTTCAGGATGCCATTCGCGGCCACATACGGGCTCGCGGCAGCGCTCTGAATGGTAATGACCGCACCCTTTGCAACGGTTTCGGAACCAAATGAGTTCGTGACCGTAATCTTCGCAATATGGGTGTACGTGGTCCGGTCAATGGCGGTAATCGCGCCAAGGTCGGTATTGGAAAGGTCGCTGTCGCCCGCTACCAAATGATCCCCCACGGCAAACTTGTAGCTGTCCTCCATGGTGACATAACCATCATTGCCGGTTGCCGGGTCGTCGGTTAAAAAAGCGGCCCCGAACAGGTTTTCGATGCCGGCCGCGACGTTTCCAGCCGCGTCAAGCCCGGTGTAAGGCACGTGCTGCCCCACCCTGTTGGTGCTCTCCGTGATGATTCCCATAACCGCCCCGGCTTTCACGACGCCGTAACCTGCGGGGATGGTAATCGCCCTTGTAAATGCTTTGTCAGGGTCGGAATAGAAAAGCCTTTTCAGGTCCTCCTGTCCGCCCTTGTAAACGTATGGAGTTTGTCCTAACGGCATGTTATTTCACCTCCTCTCTTGTTCCACCTGAAGCGGCAAATATCTCTTCTGCCAGAGCATCATCATCCGCCTCTTCCTTTTGAAGTTTCGTGGCCTCTTCATCTTCAACACCTTTTGAAGAGAAACCGGTTCCCATGACCTGCGACGTGGCGCCACGGGTTTCCCAGTCTTCTACCTCTGTCTTAACCGCTGCTGAAAAACCGTCCCGGTCCAGAATGCCGTCCTCGACGAACTTCTCGTGGGACACCTGGACCTTGACCTTGTTGTGCAGCCTATCGGGGATGTCGCTCCCGGCCAGCGCACTGGTCCAAATACCATCGGCATCGGTTTTGACCTCCCTCACCTGCCGGATCGCTTCGAACTTCTCTAGCTTCAACACGGAATCTTTAAGGGTGCTGTTTTCCGTGGCCATTGCCGTTTTCTCACCGTCAAACTTCGTAGCAAGCTTCTGCTCAAGCGAACTTTCGATTTCAGCAACGAGTTCAGGGTGTTTCTCTCTCAACTCCTGTGCGTTCATGATCTTCACCTCCTTTATTTCCAATTTCGGGTCTTGCTTCTTTTCAGCCATTTCGGTGCCCTCCTCCTTGTTCGGGTTTGCATCCAACTCGGCCAAGATTTTTGCTTGGACGTCCTTGGCCGCGATTACTTCGTGTGCGAGCCCTTTGAGGACCGCCTTGTCGCCCATAAAAATCCCTGCTTCCGTTGCAATGACCTGGGCTCTCGGCATATCCAGGTTTCGCGCAACGGTTTTCGTGAATATGTCGAAAACGTCACCGCATTCCTCGTCCAGTACGGCCTTCGCTTCATCGGATAACGGTGCGTCAGCGCTGAAATCAGCCTTTCTCGCGCCCTTGAAAACGGTGGTGTATTTAATGCCGGCTTTTTCGTTCGCAGCGCTTTCGTCTTTATGTTTTCCGATCACGCCGATTGAACCGACATGCGCAGTTCGAGACAGGAAGATTTTGTCAGCGGCGGATCCGATGGCGAAAGCGGCAGAGTATGCAGCCTCGTTTGCCATGGCGTAGATTGGTTTTTCACCCCTGGCTTCGTAAATCTCGTCTACCAGGTCAAACACGCCTGAAGCCGTTCCGCCCGGGCTGTTGATGTCGAAAAGGATCGCTTCGGAATCCGAATCCAATGCCGCGTTAAAGTCATTTCTGATATCGTCATAGGTTTGCAGCATGGAATCAGGGCTTAACCCGTAGGTCCGGTTGACGAGAGACCCTTGAATCGGGATGACCGATATCCGGGATGAACTTTCTACAACCCCACGGTTCTTTGAAGACCTTGACATCAGATCAGTGCCGGTGTCGGGGTCGATCATGTGGTCGAAGCCGATTCGGTCGCCAATAACGCTCAGGATTACATCCAGCTTTTCCGGCAGGATCATCAGCGGTGTGTTGAAAACGTCTCTTGCCAGCCTATGCAGCACGATCTTTTCCACTATTCTTCTCCTTTAATTCGTTCTTCGACGGCTCCGCCTGCTTCTTCTCCTGCATTGACTCAGCATCAAGCGTCAGGGGCAGATCCGGGTATTGTTCCTTTTCCTCCTCGTATTTAAGCCTCAGTTTCCGATAATTTCCGAAACCCATCTTCTCTGTGAGCTTGGACATCGGTATACCGGCCGTATCGTGAAGAGATGCGTGTTTGGATCCAAAAAACGCCCGGGCCCTGGACTCGGCATCGGTCGTTTCGCTCATGGGGAAGTTGATTTCTAAAAGCTTTTTGTGCTCAGGGCGCTTATCCCTCTTTTCGAATATCGTCTTCTGGTCTTTAAATCCGACCGCTTCCTTGACCGTGAAGGTCTCCGGGAAGTCGCTTACCTGGCTTTTGAGGAAGAAGATCCCAGACCAAAAGTCGTGCCGAAGGAACCGCTCGAAATAGGCGACCTCATCGCTCGTTCGGTCGCTCATGGGACCCCGGCTGGCGTTTGCCGATGCGAATGTGGAGTTCAGGCTCCCGGTCGTCACGTCCTCGGATTCATTCAGGCCACTGGTAACCTGGGCCATGATGTCGGTATCGGAACCCGAAATGTTCGGCAGGTTGGGGTTATGGACATGCGTTTTTAAATCCGGGCCGGTGACGAGGGAGGTTCCGGGCGTTTTGGGTCCGGCAATCCCCGTCTTTGCCCGCTCCTCCTCTGACATCTTCAACCAGGTAATCCACCCTTTAAAGGTCGTGAACTGATGTTCCCAGACATATGCGCCGGCTGATTTCTTGTGATCGATTTCGTATTTTTTGAGGTTCTCCCATAGGTTGAGCCACTCAAGGATGGTGCGGACATGCCCGACATTCCGCTGAGTGATGGTCGATTTGTCCCACTCGATAATGAAACGAAAAAAACCGCCCAGGTTTTTGAAGCTCTGGCGCCGGCTGTTCTTGAGCTTGTCTGCCGAATAGCCGGGTTGCCCCTTGGCGATGCTCATCAATTCCGGGTACCGGGCAATGAAGATAGAGGGGATATGCTCCTCCTCTTCGTCTCCGTCCTGCTTGATACAGTAGATCAGCGGCATGGTCGTTTTTCGTGGGTGGTAGATAATTCCGCTGTCAACCGATGGGGACTGAACAACGGAAGGATCCACAAAATCCACTTCAATGAACCCGTCCCCATGGACCGTGCAGCAGATCCTTAACTCTCCTTCGATAAACGACCGGGCGACGTACTTCGGCCAGAAGTTGTAAAGGCGGTTCCTCGGGTCGAGTTCAATCTCCTCGACGGCATCATGGATTTCGGGAATATCAGAGGTTGTTTCGAACCCGAATCCGGCCAACCGTCCGGTCTGACCTCGAAGCGCCGTGTTGACCTGCGGGGTGCGGTGGTATTTCTTCCAACACTCTAGCTGGAGGGTATTCCTGGTCGTCCCGGGGTCGCTCCTATCTGAACCGCCGTCCGGCGAAAACCCGTCCGCATCGGTTCTATTGGACCCGGAGCCCAGGTACCCGCCTTGGTCGTATTGCCACGGGGTGCTCATGGAGAGCTGGGGGAACTCCCGCAGAAACACCTCCAGGTGCTCTTCCGGAATGTCATCGATGGACAATTTGTGTTCAGGTTCGGCCATGCGTTCGAAAACCCCGGTTTAAAACGAAAAAAGCCCGAACAGGATTTCAGTGGTGAAGCTGAATCCCATCCAGGCTTTTGAAAAGCTCTCTTAGTGGAAGGCTTTATGTGGCGCTTGAAGCGCTCTTAAAAACTATTTTTACATCCGCATTTCTTACATTTTATGGTTATCCCGTGATTTTTACCGACAAATGACGCCACCGCGTAGAAAAGAACTCCTCTACACCGGATGCAGCATATCTTGTTTTTTCCATCGAAATACTTAATGCCGTCTTCATAGGGTTGCACTTTTGCTACCATGTTAAACACCCTTAACACCTGTTAATTAACATTGTCAAGCTTTTTTTAACGATAATCCCCAAAAAGCCCTTTTCCCTGAAAAACAAACCCGAATTGCGCGGCGCTCTGCCTCTCCCGGAATGACTCGACGCCAAGGGTCAGTCCGCCATAAACGGCGCTTCCAATAGAGAACATGGCATCGTCCTGCCGGCCATACTTTTCACCCTTCTCCGGGCTTCCGAATTTACCCTTTGTGGCGGCCGGGTTGTGATCAAACACCTTCGCTTCCTCTTGCAGAATATCGTCCTCTTTATTTCCCCTGACCAACACCGGTGGTGTTTTAAACCGGCCATTCTTGAAGGCAAGGAATAATTCCGTGAACATGGTCCGCTGCCGCGAATAAGTCGGATAGTAGATGACCGGGAGGATATCCTCCGCGTTGCACCAGTTCACCAAGTCAACGGCCCCCCACCGCTCCGTGCCGAAAGCATCGATACTGTCGAACTCCTGCTTGATGCGGATCAGGATGTCCTGGACAACTTCAATGGAGTGGTCCTCTACATCAGCCAGGTGGAGCAGGACGTACAGGTATCGGGGAGCGTCTTTCTCGTCCACAGGGAAGGGGTTGCTTCGGCTGCCGGCCAACCCTTTCGCAACGCATGAAACGATGGTGCGGGCCGCGGTGGTGGTCTTCATCGGGTCAGCGCGATCCATCCCGGCCAGGATAGCCCAATTGGTGTCATACAGATCGGAGAGCCTTTCAAGGTCTTGAATGGTGGCCATGTCGGGTTGACCCGTCGCTTCATCCCGAAGTTCGTAAATATCGGACACCGGCCACAGTCTGCTGTCGATTTCCTCGAATTGGTGCGCGTGCTTGACTTCCAGTTGCGCCAAGATTGAGGGGGCTTTGTATTCGTCCAGCTCCGGGTCCCCGGCCCTGCGGATCATCTTCTCTTCACTCTCGATGAGTTTATTCTTTTTGGTCAGGATCTCCATTAGAGCGGGGTGGACGTTCAACTGATTGTCGACCCCCAGGTAATTGGTCGCCTCAATCATTTCGTCCGTGAATATCCGCTCGGCGCCGGCAGACCATTTGTTCTCAAAGAATCGACCGAATTCCCCAAACGGGAGCCTTTCTTTTTGAGAATCCAAGTATGGCTGGGTGATGGACGGATTCCAAAACTCTGAAGACTTTCCTTCCGTGCTTCTATACGAATAAAAAAGGAATGGGTCGGTTTTCTTTTTCCATGTTTTATAAAGCCGGTAGAGGATATGGCTCTTGGTCGAAACCGTCGTATCGATCACGCCAAGCCCATTCTTCACCCCACGCATCGAACTGTCGATTTCAGTGAAGAATTTAAAGTTGATGGCCTGATGGAATTCGTTAAAAACGTACCCGGAACACCCGCTATAGATCCCGCTAAATGACGATACGGGCCTGATAAAAGACACCACGTTCCCCATGCCGTCGCGGATTTCAATTTGTTTTTGCTTCAGATTCTTCTTGCCTATCTGGGCCAACAAGTTCGGGCTACGTGCAATGGTGTTTATCATCTCTTCAAAATGATGAAACCGGACCTGCCCAAGGCTGTTGGCGCCAAGGATAAGCGCCACGTTCGTGAAGTTGAAAAACCGCCATAAGGTAATGAGCTTCGCTAAAACGGACTTCCCTTCACCTCTGGGCCACATCATAATGATAAGGCGATACAGAAATTCCCCGTTCGTCATCTCCAAGGCGGGGATGATGAGGGCCTCCTGCTGCCGCTTCCACTGCTCTTTGAAGCCGACCGGGAGCTCTTCAACTGACATCCATACCTTGACATCGCTGCCATCGGGCGCGACCAAGAAATTGACATTCTCTTCGACCCACGAGATGAAGCCTTCGCCACCGTTTCTGTATTTTTTAAAATCAGCCATTGTCATAAAAAAGCCCGGGCCTGCGAACACGCCGTAAGACGCATTGCAGAACCCGGGCTGAAGTGTATCCCTGGAACCCCAGGGGCTTTACTGTATCCGGATGTTTATGTTCTTAAAATATTCAGTGAATCTATCTGAAGTATCCGAGAATGCCTTTTGCAGCCTTTCGAATGCTTCGGTTGCTGATCTCACGGCTTGCGCACCCCGTGCCATCGCTGTAATAATCTTTGCCTTATCTTCCATCTTCCTCCACAAAGAACCTGTGCTTCCTGATTCCGCCCTGATGGACGGGAATTGTAATGCCGAATTTTCCGGTGGGCTTGGATGCCATCCAGTGGATGAACCGTTCTTTAGCCTCATCAAAGACAATGTTGGCCTCCTTCTCACGCGACGCATTCCCACACCGTAGTTTGCTTTCGCTATGTGACGGAATTTTGCTCATCCGCCATCTCCTCAAGCACCAGAAACGTGCTTAAAATCTCATCCGTTGAAATGTCTCCGGCACCATCCCCCAACAAATCCCGCCTCATGGCAATGATAGTCTCTATGAAAGAGTCCACGACGGGGATCGGATCACCGCCTCCTTGGGAAAGCAGCCGGTGTGTGCTATATTTCTTGACGACCTCTGTGCTCCCGAACAGCGAAATGTGCAGTCCCACTTCTCCAACCTTTTTGCCGAGGGTTTTCACTTCCTTCTGGTTGAGACCATGCTTCTTGACTCGTCTTGCAAACTCTGGATCCATGTAGCCATAGAATAGGTCTACCGCGCCCACGTATGCTTTGACTTTCTCTGCCATCACGTTGTCGCTCGTTACAGATAGCATCGCTTCGCCCGGCATTATATAGGGTACATCCGGGATACTGTTTTCTCCTGCCATGGTTATTCTCCTTTTGGTGTTTTCGTTCCAGCCATTTCATCGTAATAGTTCGGGTCCCCATTTTCCATCATTTCTTCCATGCTCGGACCCGGTCTCGGTCCGCCCCCTTCCCCCCCGAATTTCTCGGCCCATTTTTCGTTCAACCTTAAATCCCGGATCTCTTTTGCGACATCCTTGATAATGGCCCTTATCTCAGAGAACACCGGGTGGATTTTGAGCACCCCTTTTTTGTCGGTTTTGGCAATCTGCTCAACTGCATATGCTACTTTTTTCATTCGAATCAGCTGGTGATACAAAGGAATAAGATGAAATCCAACACGCCATAGCTCAATATCATCAAGCTTGTCGAAAATTCCCCGCTTAGAATCAGAAGTTATCAGCATGTCAAAAATGGCGTTCATATAATGCTTCTCAATAGAACAACTTCCCTTTTTCGAGTATGAACACAATTTAAATAAAGGACAGTTTTCGTCACATTTAGAGGCAGGACCCCAACGCATAACCTGTCTGCCGTCAATTACACCAACAGTCGGATATAGCTTCCACGCCTTCTGTTTATCAATCGCCATTTATCTGCCCTATTCCTAAAAACGACCGTTTAAAATACCCTATATATATATAACAATATATTAATCTTGATCATATGCGATATATATATATAGATATACGTTAATATATAGCATATAGACATATATTTATAAAAATAGATTCAACTTACATATGCCACCAATTATCTTTTAATAATACGAATATATGCCAATTGTCAATGGTAAGAAAAAAGTTCGCAAATCTATGTAGTAAAACGGGGCTTTAAGGGGACCGTTTTTTTAGGAGAAATATTATGACGACTACCCCGTGTGCCCCAGGGGGGCGGGGGGTGTCTGAGATAATCCGAGGGGGGGGTGTACGTCATGGTCATACCGAGTATCACACATGACGACCAGCCTATCTTATTGATATTATTGTGTTATACCACCAACCTTTATAGCCCATAAAGGTCAGGGGATGTTAATATGAGACACATTGAGACACAATGGTGCATCATTGCATCATTATTAACATGAGACACTATCTTGAGACACAAGTGTTACCTTTCTACACAGTGTTACCTTTCTACACACTCTCATCTTATAGGCCGTCGCCAATTACAACCCATAACTTTAGGTTATGAGTCACGCAACTCATAACCTAAGCTTATGAATGAGCCAACCCATAACCCCACGTTATGAGTAACCGAAACCGTAACATAAGTTTACAACCGTAACATTTGTTTACAGTACCACATTGTGATACCAATGATCGGAGCGCACATATGCCCAACACTGCACATAATCCACGTCACACGGCATACGACGTACAATCGTACTCACGTCCACCACGAGCAGGATTACAGAGCATCACAGCGTATCACGATAATGCGAGACGGAAGTGTATCAAGTAAGGATGACACCTGAGACACAATGACCGGGCGGTCACTGGGTTGGGCAAAAGAAAGCCCACGCTCTGTGGTAGCCGTGGGCTGGTCGAGTTGTAAAAATTTGGAATTAACGGGCGTTGACGCGCATCCGCTCTGCATCAGTAGCGCGGAGTGGATAATCAGGGAGTTGACAATCCGGCAGAGGTGGGACGAGCGGGCATGTAGGGTAGAGGCTGCAAAACGTGGGCTCGTCTGCGTTGGCCTTGATGCGCTGATTTTCCGCATGGTCCCGTGAGTAAACTTTGCGATACCGTAAATCTGAGATATCGGACCCGTGTAGGCAGGTCATATCGGCCTGGTGGAGGGCTTTGGCCCCGTCGTATTTTGTCCACGCCTTGAGAGTTTTGACAGTACCTAGCCGGATACGGTCCCCGGTGCGGGGGGAAATGCCGAGATCGGAGCAAATAGCATCATTTATTTCCCCGGCCAGGTACCGCCTCAGATATTCCTGATCCCGTTTTTTCAGGGGGGCGTCGCTCAGGTCCATTTTTGCGACCTTATTTGATGGCGTGATATCCTGGATTTCCCACAGCTCCAAATCCGCCTTGCGATCCTCCCAGGCCGACCCGTCCCGGGCGGTGTACCTGGCCGAAACCCGGACGTAGGCCTCAAAAGCATCCTGAGGCCCAAATAACGCAGGGTGCCCTTTGTCGAGCATCCGCGTCAAAACGATCTGTACGCTATCCGATGATAAATTTTTATTGATGTTGAAATCCACTGTGGACCCATTGTGGCTCCCCGACCTACCGTTATTGCTGCCCCAAAAAATGTTACTGTTTCCCATGGTGCTCCCCCCCCCCCCTCCTTATGAAAAAAAAATGCCCGTGGGTCTGTCGCGTGGTACAGAGACCACGGTGACGGCATTGCTACCGTTACAACCCACGAGCATAGATTTTTTTGACTGCATAACAACCTCTCTGTATTATCGACAACATGATTATACGCCTCTCCCCAGCGATTGCAACAAAAAAATGAACGGATCCAAAAATAAATGGCGCTTTCCCATATTTTGAACCCGTTAGAGAGTATGAGGGGGTTGACGATGGCTTTGGTTGCCTGATTCTTCCTATTTCTTTTTTTTTGGACCCTAAAAAGTTTTTGACGCTTTTTGGGGATTTGAATCCGTTAATAGATAAGGGGGACGATATTATGAGAGCGACAAAAGAGGTCCTTGCATTTTCGGCGATTACCGGTGTGGCAATGTGTTTTATGACCATCGTCATGCTTTTTGGGTGTTAACCCATTACCCGCTTCACGGTTCTACCGGGGTTCCCCGCATCAAAACCCCGATGCTTTTTATTCAGGGCGTGGCGTAATAGACCCCACGCTCTGAGTAAAGGGCTTGCGCCTTTGGAGCATCGATGCTTCCGGCCTGACCGCCATGGTGTCGATGCTCCGTATTTATCGGCAACGGTTCCTTTCCCCGTATCAATCCGGGCTCCGCGATTGACAGCCAGGTGTGACGCCTGACCGCTGCAACGTGTACAGCGTTAAAAAGCCGTCCTGCTTCCCACGGGAGTGAGATAACTGTGGGTTCCAGGTAGGGGAACGTTCTCAAAAAGCATTCCGGTTTTTGATCGGCCCGGATTGCTTGGATTGCTGAATTCCGTTCCGCCTCATGATGGTTTCGGCGTAAAACGGCCATGGCAAGGTGGCTCCCGGTATGGCTTCCGGACTGGCAGGTGGGTATTCCCGTAACTCCAGCCCATGCTTTTTTGAGAATAATACTGCGTGTCGGTGAATTAACCCGAAGGGCCAACCGACATTAAGATCAAGGCCACGGTTCCAGTTTCGCACTCTGGACACCAAAAGCGCACTTTTGCCGCCGAAATGTGGCTTGCCATGGTGAGAAGAACACCGTGGGCGCTGCCGTTTGTCTTTCGGTTGCTGAGCATGGTTCTTACAGCGTGAGGACCGCCGGGGCTGACCTTCGGGTCGGTTGGTGGTTGTCGCTGATTGAACGCTGGACGAACTGTTTACTGCTTGGCGTCTTTAACTGATTGGGCTTGTGCTTACATCGTTTGGATTGCACTGGCTTGCTCCATTAGGCGGCTTGATTTACACCGTGCTTTTTTTTTGCACAGAGATCCATACTGCTTTCAAGGGGAAGCATCTTTTGAAATCACAAGAAATTTTCCAGCCAGGTGAACCCTTCGGGTAAACGTAGCTGCTGGAAATTATCGGCTTCGGCTGAGAAAATCCTTGACGTTTCCGGGGCGCGATCCCTTGACAGCGGATATGGGTTTTGACCATGAAAACCTTTGTACCATGACCGGGCCATGCTTGCGCCCGCTGATGGTTGGCATGGGCAATATTGCTGATGCCGGGAAAATTACAAGGGGGATGTTATGAACACGGAAATGGTAGAACCTGGAAAGCTGCACCTGGACGAAGATCAGCCGCGAGAAAGCCTGAACGACAACCATATCGACACTCTGGTCGTCAGCATGAAACACAAGGGCTTCCGCCCGGACAAGGCCATCACGGTTCGCCGCATGGAAAATGGCGACCTGATTGTCAAGAACGGCGCCCATCGGGCATCGGCGGCCGTCAAGGCTGGGTTGCAGGAAATTCCTGCATTTATCTTTGATGTCGATGACACTGAGGATGAATCAGAATTACGTCTGGAGCAGTTGATGGATAACATGAGCTTGGCTCATGCGCCCATGGAAATCATCAACACTGTGGAGCGGGCGCTCGAAGCGGGCGCCAATATCTATAATGTGGCCTCAACGCTTGGAAAATCCGTAAAGGCCCTTCAGGATGATAGGTGTATCGCATCCTTGCCGGGCGAAGTGAAAAAGGCGCTTAACGCTGGTGAAATTGGCAAGCAGGTCGCCAGGAAAATCGCTGAGGTCGCGCAGGACGATATTGATCCTGTCAAGGCCATGAAAAAGGCTGTCGCTGCGGGGAACAAAAGCAGCCTGATGGTCAAGGGCATTGAGAAGTATGTGATTGAGGTACAAACGTCCAGGGCCGCAAGAACAAAGAGCCTGTTTTCAAAGGACGAAGATGCGAATAAGACGGTTTCCAGGAAAGAGAAGAACCTGGTGTGCATGTGGAACGAGAAGCCGTTCACGTTCGACCGGGCCGGGAAATTATTCGACTCACTCGAAAAGGTCGTGAATAAATACGCCGGGTCCCCGCTCGGGAACGGGCACAGCAGCGCGATCTTGATCGCAAAGAAAGGCCAGGAGCGCATCATTGAACAGCTTGCGAAGTCTTTGACCGCCGTTGCCAAGAAATTAACCGGAGAGCTTGAGAATTACAAACTGTCTGCTGCCAACGGATAGAGCAGGCACGTCCATATAGGGGCCAGCGAGAAATCGTTGACCCCCTCATAAAAGAGGCTGTCTTTCGGGACGGCTTTTTTTATGGGTAAACTCATTGGAGGAAAATATCATGCCAAAAGAACGCGTAATTGATGGCGCGACGTGGTTTCGTTGCGACCATCTGACGAATGGAATGCGGAAGTGGTATTCGTTTCGCATGATCGGGAAGGCGTTGTATTGTGCGCCGAGGAAAACGTCATGAAGACCTACTACAGATTGCTAAAATCAGGTGACCTTAGGTGGTACAAAAACCCTTCAAAGACAACTCGCCTTGTCATGGACTCTCATTATGGGGACGATGGCGAGTCAACACATACGTTATTTTATGGGGGAACCAGAAGAACCTTCGTAGTCCACTGCGGTTACGACCGCGGACCGAAATTGCATAAGCTGATCAAGGGAATGCTGAAAGGGGAAACATCATGAAAAAAGCCATCATATTTGCGGTCATAATGGCGTTCGCGGTACCATCTTACGCGGCGTCAACGACAACCTGGAAGCAGCACAAAAGCAAGAAATATTGGACGGTTAAAACAAAGAAGCTCAAGTCCACGTTTGAGGTCATTCGCGCCATCAAAAAGCGAGAGAGCAGGAAGCTCGGAAAATAATCAAATGGGGGACTTCGGTTCCCTACTTTTTTTGGTCTTTGCTCAGGGTGCCTACTGAGACATCCTGCGGAACGACCGAGAAACGACTGAGAAAGGAGGTGGTCGTAGGATGGTACCTATTTTCATCATCTGGCTCTTGTTTTCCCCTCTGGCAATGCAATCACCTCCGGTGGAGGGTGTTAATTGCCTTGAAACGAACGAGAAAATAAAGGCCGCTATGAGATACCACGGTATCCTGAGCGCTTACGAGGTGGAGCCCGGCGTGTTTGGATTCAAGCGAAACGGGCAAACGTGCATGTTATTTACGGAAAATTTTGAAAAGAGCTTCAAGGAAAGGAGGAAATGATGCGACTCACATCGGCGAAATTCTGCATTGACTGCGAGGAAATATTTGAAGGTCCTGAATGCCCGGTGTGCGGGGCGTTGCATTCAGTATTTCTATCAAACTGGATTAAGAGTTTTATCAAATTCCGGCCTTGAGCCGGGCTCTCGGGCGAAACAGCACCCCCTTGCTGTTTCGCCCATTTTTTTTGCGTGAAAATCTTGAAGGTCGCCTTGAAGCAGGGCCACGTTCTGGATTTTTAGGTGAGGCATCGCACGGATCTGGTCCGAGAAATTAGATGTGGACATCCCCGGCAACTTTGACTTTAATGGGTGGACCGGCAGAGATATCAAGAAGCTGGCAAACACTATGAGCATGATGAAAGTGTGCGCTGAGAAAGCGGCTAAGTTCGTGATCCCAACTGCCAAGGCATTGGGTCCACGGTTGGGGGAGATCAAGAAAAAGGCTGAAAGCGTCTGTATCCCTGCTTCGGCCGGGGATCCGGTGAAAGTGGGAGCGAAGAGAAAAATCAAACTGCCCGAGCATTGAGAGGGTAATGATCAAGGAGGGAGCCATGAGAATGAAATTTAAGGTCGGGGTGTTTGCATTTATTTTGGTTGCATCAATTATGATAATGGAAGCCCCAGCTAACGCACGAACATTCTATGCGTGTGGGAATGGGGTCATAAAACTTGGAGACACAATGAAGACCGTTAAGCGGAAATGCCATGTTATAGACAAAGAAAGGGTTGTGGGGTCCGCTACGCAATACTGGACTGTCACCGGAAAATTTAAAGATGACGGTGTGTTGAGCATCCGACGAGGCAGGGTCGTCAGGATTGATTGATGGAGGATTAAACCGTTGTTCCATGCTCGAGCCTCAAAGTTCGCTTTGGGGCTTTCTGGATGGAAAAACTAAAATAGAGGAGGTGAGAACGATGGATATTCGATGCCCGGAATGTGGCTTCGAGACTTATGATAAGGATGAATTCTATCCGGATAAGCCATGAAATACCCAAACCCATGCACAAGATGCGGACTCTGCTGTTTAGCCGAGACATGCGCCCTGGCCCGTATTTCATTCAGGATCGGGGAGCACGACCCATGCCCTGCGCTGGTATTCACTGGCGACGTTGCGACCTGCACGCTCGAATCTGTGCCGTTTGGGGATGGGTGCTGCATTGCGGCCAGGGCGTACCGAAACGGGGTTGAGCATGACTTCGCCGGATTATCGGCTGAGTTGAAGATTAACGCGGTTAGATCGATGAGGAGGTGAGTGTGAAAAGTGGAACTGAAAATAACAATCAAGGACGAGAGCATTAACGGTATGGAGTGGGCGCTGGAAGCTATTATGCAAAACCTAAAACGAGAAAGATCAAAAAGTGTCGAAACGCCGCACGGGAAATGGGAATACATCATTGAACGGAGGTCCGTTGAAAGGGGAAGCCATGAAACAAATCAAAATCCTGTACGGCCCGAACGGTGAAATAGAGGTTGAGGCCGTGGGATACAAAGGCAAGGGGTGCAAGGAGGCCACGAAATTCCTTGAGGAGGCCCTGGGAACCGAGAAAGATACCAAGATGAAGACCGAGTGGTTTCTGCAAAACGCTCAGGCGATTCAGAAGGAGAAAAGTTATGGATACAATCCAGCAAGCCTATGTGGATGATTCTGGGCAGGCGCATATCGGTAACATCGTTACATCATTGGCCGGTTGCGATTCAGAATGCGACAAGCACTGTATAAGAAAAAATGCACGCTTGAAATACAGGTGGAACCTGAAGAAAGGCATGAAAAACGGCAAAGAGTGCCCCTTGTGGATGCCTGAAAGGAGAATCTAATGGTAGACACGACATTATTGGAGCTGAGGCTTGACTTCAGCATGCTTTGCACGCGCATGGAGATATACGGCCGCGAAACAGAAACTCCTATGCACGAAGTCGTAAAAGACTTCAATATGCTATTGAAGGAAGGTAAAGCGATACCGTGCTTTATATGCCTCAAAGAGGAGGTGAACCATGTCCCACGTAACAACGATTGACGCAAAGGAATTCTACGATATCCTGTCCCTGAAACGCATGTGCGAGAACCAGGGGTGGGAGTTCATCGAGGGCAAAGAGACCTTCGCATGGTTCGGAAGACATGTTGGTGACTTCCCTATTCCGGAAGGCTTCGAGGCCAAGGATATGGGCCGGTGTAGCCATGCCATTAACATCCCAGGGTGCCGATATGAGGTTGGAGTTGTCAGGAAAAACGACAAATGGGTGTTGCTATATGACTTCTATTCGCCCGGTGGCCTGAAAACGAGACTCGGAGAAAACGCTGGGCTGCTGAAGCAGACGTACAATATTGCCAAAACACAGGTAACTTGCCGAGCCCATGCACGGGGTTGGACGCAGGGGGCCGTTAAGGGCCGGGAGGGTTGGCAGGAATTAACGGTGAACATGGGGGGTTGGTAGGTGAAGAACACCCTCGAATTTCCATCAAGAACCCCGACGGATGTGGATCCGTCGGGGTTTTTTATTGGGCATTTGAAACAACACGAAATTCCCAGAAAACCAAATCGTAAAATCATACGAAAGGAGAAATACCATGGAGTCAAATGTTTCAAAAACGCTGTACCAGAATGGTAGTGTGTGGGTCGTGAAAACTTCGACTTACACGGGGACGGACCGGCTGAACGCCGGGGACCTGGATAAAGACCCAGAGGATATCCTGGATATTTTCAAGCTGGGCAGGAAATACCTGCTTCCAAGCGACATCCGGGTTAAGATATCCGGGGTCCCGGGGAAAGTAAACGCCCTCATGAATAGAGCGGGTACGCCATTTTTTCTGCCGGCCGCCACGTTTGTTCCGTTCAAGAATACGTTGCTCACCAAAGAAGGGCTTGAGAAAATCAAGGCGGATCATCTTGAAACCGGGATCCAACTGGCCGAACAGCTCCCTAAGTTGAAGAAAGAAATGATCCAGAATTACCCGGTACTGGCGACCGCCAACTGGCCCACATCGGAGCAGATCATCAGTAAATTCCACGTCAGGTGGATTGTTTTCGAGGTGTCAGAGGTTGGGGCAATGGAAGCTGACCCTCAAGACCTGATCAACGCGAAGGATGAATTCAGAAAGGAGCTGAAGGAAGGCTACGATAGCCTCAAAAAAGAGATCCTGCAGGAAGCTCACGCCGGGATTATTGAAGCCTGTGACGTGATTGCCGCAAAGATATTTGAAACCGGCGACAAAATCACAAAGGCCACGATTAAGAAGCCCATGAACATCATCGAGAAATATTCCCAGGTTGCAGAATTGTTTGACCTGGAAGACATCAAGGTAAAGGTTGCGGAGTTGAAAGCTACCCTGGAGGCCTCTGACGCCAAAGTCATCAGGGGTGATTGGGGAACGGCCAAGGCGCTGGGTGACAACCTGAAGAGATTGGCAGACGATATTGATGATCTGTCCGGGTACTCTTCGGACGGGACACTGAAGCGAAAAATTAAGTTTAAGAAGGCGGCATAAGGGGAGGTGAAAACAAATATGTTTAACGCAACGTTCTACCCAACATCCGGGCCTGCAATTGGGGATGTAGGAAGATGATGATGCAAAAGCGATAATGTGTTATAAAAAATTGGTTTGAAAAAAAACATTAACAGTGCGGGGGATAGCGCAAAACACGATTAGGGAGGGGATCATGAAAACTTTTAAAACCGTGAAAGCGGCAAGGGAATACGCCGAAGGCAAAAACGAGATTACCCATATCGTTGAAATCGTGCCCGGGATGGGAAACATGCACAAATTTGTCTGCACAAAGTGCAATGCCGAAACCCTCCGCCGGGCTCTCAGCTCAAAGCCGATGCCGGAAATCAAATCGGTTGTGAGTGAGTCCGCTGATTTATCCGCCGAACGATGGTCCGCGAAAGTAGCAGCAATAAATAATAATGTCCCGGGATTAACCGAGTTGAGGGCCATAATCAGCGATTGGAACGATTATCATGAGGGCTTCACTCGCATGATGGAAAACGAAATGAATGATGGAGTGAATCCCCCGGCGAGACCCGCTAAAGAAGTTGCCGACATTGCAAAAAAATACCCGGTTGCGTCAGCGTATATCAAGGCTGAAAATTGGGAGTTAGCCAGCCACTACCGGAAGTCCTCAGCTGGTGATAAAGCAAAAAAGAAGATTGGTAACGGTGAAGACTGCGAAGTGGTAATCGCAGAAATGGAAAAAACGTGGGCTGACCATTGCGACGCCCACAAATGGGATTAACCCCAAACCCCCGGCTATGCCGGGAAAGGAGAATGAAGATGAAAACAGTGAAACTCTACAAAGGGACAGTAACGAAAGCGTACATGGCAAGCATGGAGTTAGGCAGCGGTTTTGATCTCGTCCCGTGGGGCGGCAACACCCGAGAATATGAGGGTTACGACGACGGCGGAAGGGATTATATCCTGCCGGATGGTTACGACGTGGCGAAAACCATTCACGGAAAAACAGCTATTTTTCATGGGGATACCTATTGCGAAATTGAAACACATAGTTGTGGGAGACCACAGCTTGTCTCCGGATCAAGCAAAATGCCGGTGTTGGAGTTAGCTTAATCCCCGCCAGGCGGGAAAGGAGAAAAATGAAAAAAGCAACCGAAACAGTAATGAGAGCAGGAAAGCGGGTAATGGACTCACTACAACCGGAACAGCAGAAAGTAATCCTGCATTTCATACTAAATCTGGTCGCGTCTGACGTTGAAGACGGCCTTGCGGGAAGGGACCATGGAGGTTTTTTCGAGCCGATTGACAGCCTTTACAAACAAGCGAACCAGAGTAAATGTTACTTCTGTTCCAAATGCGACGGGAATGAATTCGGGTTCAACGAAGATACGCACCTGTGCCTGACATGCCAAGCGAAGGTGAAAAACATTGCCAGGTTCATCAGGGAAGGCGATTGGAGCGACAGGGGGAAAGATAAAAGGCTGTCGTGAACGCCTGAAGGAGGATCAAATGATAAAGGAGAAGATCAATGAATACCTGAACAGCCAAAAGGTGCAGAGCCTTGCCCCCACCACCCGCGAAGGATACACCATCAGCCTGAATGACCTTCGCAAATTCTGTGAAGCGTCCAGCGGCATCACGGAAGTCAGACACATCGAATCGCATATGCCCGCCCTGGCCAAGGCGCTCAAGGCGCGGAAAATTTCCGACCAAACCATTTACCAGAAATTCACCGGCATTAAAATATTCCTAAAGTGGGCGGGGCGTCCATCGCAATACACCTTCTCGATCAGCAACAAGGGCAAGAAGGCCTTCAAGTTGAAACATGCAAGGCGTTGGCTGTCTCAAGACGAGATCGCGCAGTGCCGGGCCTATTTCTTCCCCAGGAGCGCAAACCCAACGCGGGACAGGTTGATAACCGCGCTTCTCATCGAAACCGGTTGCCGGGCAAGGGAGCTGGCTGTTTTGCGGGGGACGGATATTGACATGGCGGCCGGCACGCTGTTTCTTTCTGACTCGAAAACTGAGCCGCGACCGGCGTTCTTTTCGAAGGAGACCCACAAGCTGATGGTGGCACGACAATCCGAGGTCGGGAAAAAAGCATGGCTGAGTAAAACATTCCCGGACGTCGGCCGTGTCCAGGAAATTGTCAACGGGATGCTGAAAGACCTTGGGTTTAAGAACGGGAGGGACGGAAGAGGCGCGCACACTTTCAGACATTATACGGCTTCTTATTTATTCTTTATAGGAGGGGTAAAAATAGAAGACGTGGCGGTCCTGCTTGGGGATTCAGCAGATACCATCCGGAATGTATATTTGCATTGTCCTGTTGATGTTTTGCGTAAAAGAATTAGAGTTGGGATGGGGTGGAAATGACCACCCCATGAATAATTCCATGAATAATTTCGGAGGAATGTAAGATGAAAACAATAGCGTGGAGGCCATTAAATCTACTCATCATAGCGCTCGCTTTAGCGTCTACCTTAGCCTTATGTTTGACTCATACTTTTGCAAAGATGTATAAATGGGTTGATCAAAATGGCCAAGTTCACGTTTCAGACAAAAAACCAACGGGGCAAGTGTATCAGCTGAACGAATACGGCAAAGATATAGCAAAACAGCCAGAAGAAGCGCATCCACAATACGAACTTGACTTGAAAATCCTTGGTATCAAAATAAAATATCTTCGAAGGTATGGAAAATTTGTTGATTTTTCTTTAAGGCTCGATGTTCGATGCACGGATCCAAAGTTCAGGGGAGACGTGAAGGCCTGGGTTCGAGCGTTAGACCGGAAGGGGTTTGAGTTGGCTACGGCAACAGCGCAAGGAAAAATCGGGCCTGGTAGCCGGGGAGCTTTATCAGGTACAAACTATTGGAGATATAAACTTTACAGGCAAGTCAATAAGTGGGAAATCACCAACATCACCTTTGATTAGAACAGTTCGTTTACCCGCCGGCACCGCCCCCTTCCCCAAGGACCCGGAAGGGTCCGGGCCCCTGGGGTTTACTGGTCAGGCTATCCCCGGGCATGTTATCATCCCCCACCATGAGAACGGTTCACCTCGTGGCGCTGAGTTAGCCATGTTCACCTGATTTTGCTCCATCCTTGTTGAAATTTAACATCCAGCTTTGCAGGATGTTTCCCCCCAAAAATCACCCGAAAGGGAACATCGCCACGAACAACGAGCTTGCCCCGGGCACAAGAAAACTTCTTGATGGTTTTTGCCAGCTGGCGGACTTCTGCCTTCGCCTTGTTTTTTCGAGTTACATACCATGCTATTTCATTGCGATACGTTTTCAAGGTGATCTCTTTTAGTGGCTTTCCACGAATACCGATCCCGGTCTTGATGACTCTCTTTCTTGCTGCAAGCTCCCTAACGGCCTTTTTATGCCGATGTAGCTTTTCTTTAAGGTCTTGCTCAAGCCCAGCTACGGTGGTTACCTTCCGGGTTTTTTGCACAGCAACGGCGGTATCAAGGAAGATCTCATGCAGAACTTCGATATTCTTTTCTTCAGCTGCCTTATTGACCCGGTTAATAATCGTTCCGAGGTACGGCCACCAATCAATAGCCCTTTGCCTTACTATCATTCCTGGGATGTAATTTGTCATAACACACCCCCTTCCGTCATCACGCGTTCGGGCACGAAGCCACGGTTGCCTTGCGCCTTCAGCTCTTCCGGGAACACCACGCCAACCGCATTTGAAATATTCAGCATTTCGGTCATGATGCTGTTCATACGCTCCATTATATATCCGACAGCATGCTCGGCGTCCTGTTTCAGCACGTACAGGTAGGCGTTTGAGATGTCCTCATCCTCAAGGGGCACTACGCTCCATGCGTCTCCGAGAAAGGCCCGCAGCTCGTTGAACCGTGTCTGTGGCACGTCTGAGCTTTTGGCAACCTGAAATTCTTCCTTGATGGACCGGTAGATTTTGATGTAATCGTTTTTGGTCGGTTTTTTATCGCCTACATTTCGCTGAGCTTTTCCTAAGACCAGTTTTTTGACTTCGGTCCACTGGACCGGGGTGAGGGTTTCGATTTTGGCGGGGATCTGTGCCGGGGTTGGAGCGGCAAGGGGCTGGGCCTGACCACGGGCGATTTTCTCACATTGGATGAAATACCGTCTGGCCTGACGTCCTTTCTCTGTTCGCTCGACCATGGACAGCTCTTTGGCCATGTCCATGGTTAGGTGGTAATCGATTCGGGACTGTCCGTAAGTTGTTGATTTTAGCGCTCCATTTTTTTGTGGAGCACTTGGGATAATGAGAAAGTCAAGATTTTCGAGAAAGCCGTATTGTTTGACTCGCTTCTTGATCCATGTGGAAAAGTCTTGCTTGGATTCCAGGAATTCATGCAAATCTCGCGCATTGACCGTGCGCTTGCCTCCCATATTCGAGTTGATGGGGATAAGATCGGTGGACGGGCTGGTGGGTTTGTTCATGACGAACCTCCTTACGTGAAGAGTTGGAAGAGATCCGCCTTTTCTTCTTTCTAATAAAAAAAGGCGGGATGCACACGGTTAGAAAGACCGGCCCGTAAGGAAACCGGCGAGCCCGAAGGCTCCCGCGCACAACCCGCCAAGGGTTCACAGAGCATAAAAAAAGCGCTCTATGGTTTAGGCGCTTGCGCACCTTACGAGTATTCCGGCTTTCTAATCCGGGCCGTGGATTATGCCACGGCAACGCAAGAATACTCGTGGATTAGGCGGTTGTCAACAAAAAATGTTGACGTTTTGAGTGATCCGCTATATTTTTGTTTCAGGAGGTTCATATTATGACTACCATCACGTTCGACACACATAAATTTGTTAAAAGGTTAAAAGCGTCCGGCTTTGCGGAAGAACAGGCGGAAGCCATCTCTGAGGCATTCAAGGAATCCCATGAAACTACCATTGCAGACCTTGCAACCAAAATAGATCTGAAAGAGCTTGAGGCGCGTCTCACAATGCGTATGGGCGCGATTTCCGCCGCGTCAATCGCCATCGTTGCCGCTCTTGTCAAGCTCCTGTAGAGGGCCATCGACTCATCCCCACCCCCGTGGGAACAACACCAACATCTTGTTAGCTGATGGGTCAATTTTACCCATGGCACCACCCCATCCTCGAATCATGTCATGATATCCGATCATATGTTATCCCACAACACGAAACAAAATCAAAAATGATGCTATATTTTTTGCATCTCATCTTTATTGGATTTTACCTGCCTCATGGCTTCCAGTGCTTTAAATGTGACTTTTGCTTGAATCCCCATACGTTTTTGTTTACAACCTGCGTAAACATCCATGACGGCCCTGTGGCCAGCCAGATGGATTTCCTTTGCGGTATCCAGTGGGCAACTACCGTCACGAACGCCTTTCATGGTTTCGATCATGATTTCTCTGACTTCACTCATATTCTCACCCCCTTTCCGTGAAAGTTTTAGAATTCGCTTACATCGGAACAGCTCTATTTTATTTTGTGTAAGCACTGCATCGTACCGAACATGAGGCGACCACATGGAATCATATGTTTTCGCATTGAAATATTTACCATATCGAATCGAGTTGAAGAACATCGAACTAAATAAGTATTGCATCGCACTGTATACCACAAGATTGGAACCAATAAAACACCATTTTGCAAAGGCAATGAAATTTTATCATATCGCATGGGATGGCACCTAATCAAATTGCAACTGAAAGAACACTATATACAGCATCAGATCCTATGTTATTTCGCGCAACCCAACCGTACGAGGCCAAACAGCAAAAAATTCCATCGTTGACCTTGCATCATCATAGCATATAACCGCATGTTTACAGAACCGGATATGAACCGAAATGACGGTATTGCATAGGACCATACAACAACGCATTACCTATGGAACGCGATGGTATGATATGAAACCATGTAACGCCACTGCATCGCACTTTATGTTATCGTATGTGAAGTGATGATTATTAAATCGCACGCCACTACACGGCACGGGAACTCAACGGACAAAACAAGATGCTATATTAAGAACCTAATGAAACCCCAATGGACACAATGGAAAAAAACAGCAAGCTAATTATTCTACACCACCCTATTTCATTATACCTTTAAGACATATATGACCTTATTCTATTGCACGGTATCCAATTAAGTCAAATAATATGGCACACAACGAAAAACCTATAATATTTCCGCGCTAACGATCTTCCACATGCCATATCCAGCGCTCCTGCCAGCCCCCAAGCCATGATTAACCCCCTGGTGTAAGGCGTCAAGCGCCTTATCCTGGTTGCTCAAAAACTTCTCGTACATGCCCCTGGGGTTGACTGATATTTGGAACTGGAACTGAAAAGGGCTGTTGATTACTTCATACCGGGCGAACCCCTTGACATCAGCAACCGGCTGTTGGCCTTCAACAGAATCCGGCTCCGTAATAATTTCACCTGCTAAATCCGGCCTGTAAAAAAAGATATGATTGGGCCGGACAATGACGAACTTTCGCAGGTGTGTCTTTGAGGGCCGTTTTGTTCCACCTGTAATGCCTTTTTCATAGAAAAATTCAGGGAAGATAAACCGAGCACCATCACGAAAAGCACCGAAAACCGTATGTGCTCCTTGATATGGACGCTCACCATTTTGATGATCTCGTTTGAATGTATTTAACGGACATGAATACTGAAATTGCTCTGACTGATATTTCTTAATCGCTTCCCATGCACCCGCAACATCCCCCGCCTGGGTACACATTTCAACTTGAGCTTTGACCGCCTGGTAGATCAGGCTTGCCACGTCTTTTGACGGCTTCTTAATGAGAGATTCAATTGATTCCGGGACAGCACCACGGAAGGGGCTTTCAGCTTCCCCCACCACTTTTATCGTGTAACTTTTTATTGTTTTCGCCATTTTGCTTATCTCCTCTTTTGGTTTAGCGTTTTGGCATTATTAAATATTAGACGAGATATAATTTTAAGGATCCATGTTTTTCACCTCCGTTGTAAATAACCCCTCAAGCAGTATGTGGTAATTGATGGAATCCCCAATCTTTTCATCAATCCATGCCTGTGTTGGGGTCGCGTCGCTTTGAACCATATCCTGCACGCTCACGAAATGTTTCATATACATTCCCCAGAGGGCTTCTTCCGGGGTTTCCCCTTTTGCCGCTGCCGCAACATGGAAATTGTGAAACCGATCATCCGTTGACGCATATTCTGATGCTTTACCCGCCAAAACTTTTTTAGATTTTTCACATCGCCGAACCACCAGCCTATCAAAATCATTCCTGTTCATGCCCTTGCCTCCTTGATGTAAAACGATTTCATCCCAACACCCCCTGAAAAGCCCGCCGTTTATCCCCATCTCCGCCACCCCAATGCCCGTCCGTCAGCGACCCGTCTGCAATCCTGAAATTCCTTGCCCGGCAGGTGTCGCAAAAATGGTTTGGCCCGAAGGTCGACTTGTTGCAGTTGTCGCCCATGCACGTTCGTTTGTTCTTTTTCGCATTTGCCGCTTGTTCACGGTCGTAAATCGCTTGAGAAAAGAACTCCTCCGGTGGGATCTCCCTGGAATCATGTGGGGCCTGGACCACCCTACGCTTCTTTGGTTTCTTTTTCGCATTTGCCGCTTGTCGCACTTCTCTCCGGCGGATCACCTCGCTCGCCCACCAATTTTGACAATCTGGGTGATGGCACGCGGGAGATTTCAGACTGTCTTCCAGAGTGAAGAGCAACCCACAGCGAACGCAGTGGACCGGATTCTCTCGCAGGCGTTTTTCTCTTTTTTTATCGTTTCGCGCCTTGGCATTTTCCCGGCCTTTCATCATTCGTTCTCGCTTCATCCGTTCCTGGCATTCGACGGATGAACAGACTTGTTTCCCCTGTCCGGATAGCGCTGTTTGGCAATATCTGCATTTAGGCATTGTTTGAATCTCCGTTCTTATTCATCCCCCGCCCCAACTTGATTCGTGGGCATTTCAATCCACTACACACCTCATCCTCTTCTGTTCTGTGGTATTCACAAACACTCGGATGGACCGGCCTGGGCTTGCCTCTGTATGGGCACCTGATGGATGGCTCATCGCCAACTCGTTCTTGCGATTCATTCTTTGATGTAGATAAATAAATTTCTTGCCATTGCTTAATTGAACCACGGAATTCACGTTCATCACCATTCTCAATAGCCCTATGAATATTGCCTTCAAGTGTCTCAAGTTTCTTTCGTTGCTTACTCGAAATATTGCCAAATAAAATGTTTGCTGTATCCAATTTTCTTATCGACGAAACAATGGCGTTTTCATACATTGATTTTGAAAATATGGGCGGATGGTCCAAGGCCTTTTCGCCCATATTTTCTGGAACAATTTCTTCCACGTTTTCAATGATATTTCCGATTTTCATCCGGCATAGCCTCGGTGATTTAGGGATACTGAATTTTTTCTTAAACCCGGCATAACGTGTGGAATTCCTTGATACCGAGAAATATTTTTATTTTAACCCGGCATAGTGAATCCATTTAGGGGATACCGAGAAATATTTTTATTTAAAAAATCTTTAGACCCGGCATAGGCCACTATGTCGGGTTTGACGTAAACCAATATATTTATTAAAGAAAGAAGGTAAAAACGCCTGTTTTTGACTGAAATTTCCGACATAGTGGCCGAAGGGGTGGTATACCCCTAAAAAAAGTTCTAAAAATCGACAACCGCCTAGAGAGCGTTTTTGAGATAGATTTTTTTCAAAATTAATAATAGGGGTGGGTATTAGGGGTCTTTCTCCACTATGTCGGGTCGTACCCCCCCATTTCTTACATAACCTATTAACATCTAAGGTGATAGAGTGACCCGACATAGCGAACGGTTTTTGCACATTTACACCTCTTCCCAAAAATTTTTCTTGTTTTTCAATAAATACGACCACAACCGAATTAAACGAGTTGTCGGTACATATCCCCTGACAGATTTGATTAAATTCATGGTTACGAAAGGTTTCAGGTCCTCAAGGATGGTCTCACGGTGAACATCGAACAGATCCGCAAGGTATCTTTGCTGTAATTTTTGTCTTCCATTCGGATCCAGTTCAACCAATTCTTCAAGGATTTTCTTCACGCGGTATGTGCGAGATTCAGACCCAAGAAGATGATCTTTTAATTTCTGAATATCCTCTTCCGGATTTAAAAATTGATGGGTCTTTGCATACTGATTTGAGTATGCATCCAAGCGGCAATTATCAGCAGAATAAATGGCATCCAACAGGCGGCATATAGTTGCAATATGTGTCTCATTTGGTGTAATGGTTTGAAAGTCGTCGTCTGATGCTAAATCCAAAACAGCATAAGCCACAACAAGCCTGGCAAGCGTGTGCCTAAAATCTTGAGGATAAACAATCGGCAGGTCTGCACATTGACCAAATTTATCCGTCATGCGCAATGACTCCGCTCTGATTTTTCTGGCAATATCGTCGGATATCCGTATTCGGTCCGAGGAGAGCGTCCACGCATAATACACAAGCGCTTTGAATTCTGCAGAGGTGAATGCAGGCGTAGGCTTTGGAGATTTATTATCGAACTTTGAATATATTTTTTTCATCCCTTTGATGTCGTCACTGGCCGCAAACATGCAAAAATCAATTCGCCTCAACATCATTTGTGGAAAAATATCGTTTAGGGATCTTGCCGGGTACAGGAAGGAATCCATTGTCCGTTGATTGGCTTGGCGCCCAGGTATATTTGAAACCGGATTGCAACTGAAAAAACAACGGGTCATTGATTCGAACTTACGTGATTCCACCCGGGCAATTTGAAGCTGACCAGTGTCCAGCGCCTCTGCCATGGTCTTCAGGTCGAACTCGGCAATATCCTGCCCTTCGTCAATAATTAGAGCCTGCTTGCTCATCTTGAGTAGCATTCCGGCTTTGATCCGCCATCCACGCCGTTCGTTAAATTCAAGGGCATATGTGATCCCTGTCCGCGTGCTGGTCATGCCGGATAACCGGGCACCGATTCCGGCATAACGAAAAATGTTTTCTGAGATAGTGGTTTTTCCAGTGCCCGTATCACCGATGACAATCGAAGAAATCCAACCTCTTTTTTTCCCTTCACCCGGGATGTTCAACCATAACGGAGAAAGAATTGTAAGCAACACTCCCAGGTGGATTTCCTCCCGTTCATAAATCCGGGTCACATTTGACACCAAACTTTCAATAATTTTTACAGGGCTCAGTTCTTGTAGATGTTCCAACATGTGCCTGGATTTATCTAAATCAAACGCTTGCCAATCTTCAGCTTGCTTTTCAAAACTATCAATTAGCATGGTGGGCCGCTGGTTTCGCGGGTGTGAATGGATAAACCCTGTGGCCTGGTACTGGCCAATGGGTAGCAGGTCACCACCAATGGTATAAACCGGCTTTTCCACCAATTCCGTGGCGTCCGTTGCAATGCTTTCACTTAAAACCTGATGCGCAAAATTCTCCCGAATCGTAACCCGATTTTTATCTTCAACTTCAACGTTCGGCCTTGTTCCTTTATCGCAAACGAAATCACGCAATGCGCCTTTGAGCTGTGCGTCTGTGCTGGAAACCGCTGATAATAAAATTCGGTTCCCCGTAGAGATAGGTACAGGATCAGTGCATTGATATTCCCAATCGTCCCTCTGGTAACACTGGCTCTTTTCCATTTTCAGGCAATGCGTCACTTTGACTTCAGTGGGCGCATGATACGCTTCGGAATTCTCGCCATATATATAAAGGGGAACGGTCACGCGACGACCCACATATTCATCGTTGTCTATCTCTGCAAATGATGACAGGGAAATTGGATCGGGTAGGACATGCTTTGGCGTGATATATTCATATGGAGACGTATCTTCGATTATCTTTAAGAGGCTTTCCCCAGTACCGCCAGCACGCACAATGAAATCTGTAAAATCCTTTTGAGTTTTATCTTTTGGATCATTGAACAGCCAAATTACCTTTATCGACAATACGCTTCCGTCTTGAACATGCTTCTTGAAAACCGGGAGCACCGTTCGTTTCACTGATTCGCGTCCTTCTTTGTCGCAATCCCATACAAGCACCACATGATAACCCTTGAATAACGCTGCCCACTCCGGTTTAAAGGCTTCTTTTCCATTGGTAGGGGAAACAGAAATTAACCCGGTTTCCTGCTCAACCATCATTGAATCCCATTCACCTTCAGTTATTGCGATGGTCAAGCCCGGGGAAGCCTTTACCAGCCGATCTAACCCCCATATCCTGGCGCCGCCGTATCCGGAGTGGTTAAATGTTTTCGGTTTTTTTTTGGAATTGTGGTATCGGATATTGACAAGCTGACCATTCTCATCATAAACAGGGAATGTGTTTCTTTCTCGTTTTGGGTCCCATCCAATGTGGTATTTCTTGATTGATTCATCTGTAAGGCCACGTTTTTCATTCAGGTATTTTTTGACCTCTTTCACGACATTTTTTTGAGAAAATTCAATATATTTAGCCTTGGGAGGTGAGTAAGATTTCAATCGTACCCCGGTCTTTTTTGCATAATGCTTGAGAACGTGCCCGAAGTCCCCGCCGGCGCCCGGGAGGAAATTCGCAGCGATGTCCCAGAAAGAAAAAGCAGCATAGGGTTTTCCGCGTGAGCCGCTGGCATTGAACGCGCAAAGATATCCACGATATGATCCGGATGAAATATTAACCCCACAGGAGGGGTGTTTGTCAGGTGCGTATGGTGAGCGGCAAACTATCCAACCCGATGAATTGGGATTGCCTACAAATTTAATACCTAACAGTTCCATTTCGCTCTGAATATTTAAACGCGACAATATTTCTGTTTTTATTTGATCTAAATCTTTTTTCAAAATTGAGCCCTCAATAACAATGATGGCTGGAAAGGCCTATCAATTTTAGCCCCTTTAGACAAATTTTTACCCGCAGGAAGAAGTTGTAAATTTTTAAGAGCCCAACATTTTTTAAAATCTAAATCGTCTGGCGTTTCATAGTTAAAAACCGCAATAGGAATCTTATGATCAATATGTAGTTCTCCATTTAAATAATCATCCCATGTATATCCCTTTGGCATTGTTTTCTTCAGCCTGAAAATGAGTTGTTCTACTGAATATCCAACAATGTCTTCCCAGTGTCTTCCACCCTTTTTGCCTTTTAGGGTAAATGCTATTCTACGAGAAATGTTTAAGGATGTTCTCCCTTTTGGTGTATTATAATATTTTCGAGCACTTTCCCTGTATTTGTCTTTATTGTTTTTATAATACTCCTTCATCCATTTTTTATGTCTTTCCTTGTTTTTTTGATAATAAATGGCACTCGTTTTTTTTACTTTTCCAAAATTTTCAATTTTCCATTTTTTCTTTTTTGGTCTAATATTATTTTTGTTTTTTATGTAATATTCGATTGACCACAATCGTCGTTCATCTTTATGTTTATGATAGCACTTTCGACCACTTGCTCTTGCTTTTTCAAGATTATTATTGCGCCATCTGGAATTCAATTCGTTATGCCGATCTCTATTATTTATTCTCCATTCTCTATGTTGCTTGGATCGCTTTTCACGATTTCTTTTTAAGTAATCAACATCATATTTTTTAGTACAAACTTTGCATTTATATCTAAACCCTCGTTTCTTTGATTTATCTCTATGAAAGTCACTAATAAATTTCCATTTTTCACACACATTACATTTCTGGAATTCAACACCATTATCAATTTTATATTGTTGGGCTTTCATCTAATTCCCTTATGATGATCTTTCCAATAGCGTTCGAGCATCCGATAACATGTTCTCTCAGCCATGGCCCTATTCTCACACGGCCAACAGTGGATCCCGTACCGTATGGCAAAGGCAATCAATGACACATAGACGGACACTGGATTCATCTTTGATCGCGTTGGGGGTTGTCTTAAAACTGAATGCCAGTTGGCTTCTATGAGAATTGCAGCGAAGTTGAAATTTTGCATGCGCTCAAGCTCTCGGATAAAACGCTTGCGTCCTTTTCCTAAGCTGCTAAAAAGATCGCTTTTACTTTTTCTTTCAATGGTGATCCGGTCTTCAAATCCGATCAACGAATAATCGCCCGTTTGGAGTGTTTGGCGTACAACATCCGGGCGGGGGGTAATGGTAGCGAACTGGTAAGGGGTTTGCTCGCGTGTGTCGGCTATAATTTGCATCAGACCCTCGCCAAAGATGTGAATAAATGGTTGTAATTATTCAGGTACACCTAAGTATGCCCTGAATATGCCCTCGGTATGCCCTGAATATGCCCTCGGTATGCCCTGAATATGCCCTCGGTATGCCCTGAATATGCCCTCGGTATTACTGACAAGTCAAAAAAAATCATGGTAGACTCTTCAACAGCGCTGAAACAGCGTTTTGGTATTTTAAGAATTTGTCCTTTTGGGGAAAAACATGACGGTAGAATTGAGCAGCATCTCGCAGGAATTCCGACCGGGAAATATCATTTTCAAAACAAAATTTTTCGAGGTCTCGTTTCATGCCCTCCTTAAATTTAACCGTTATGGGCGCTGTCGCGGATTCGCCAGCAGGATTGGAAAAATTATTTGTGACATGAATAGGTGCGTTGTTCTGGAAGATATTTTGTTGCTGTGGCATTTAGGAGACCTCCATTTGATCTTAGATTTTAACATCCCAAGGGTCGAACCCGAGGGCCTTAGAAACGGCTTGCTTAACAGGCTTGGATTCGCGTTTACCAGAAATCACCATAGTGACCATAGCCCTATCCACACGGACAGACCGGCCAATATCGGCCATGGTGGTTCCAGCGTCACGCATGAAAAAAGCGACTACGTTGTTGAACGCGTAGCCGCTCACTATAAGCTGGTTGAAATCTTTTGCTTTTATTGTTGTCATGTTGTTAACCTGTGTGATATTATGAAACGGGTTTTTCTGAGAATCCAAACAGGCTGCCCGGCCCGAGGCTGGGCTCCTGCTGGATCGGGGGTCTCTTGCCTCCGGGGTCGGATTAAGAGAACCGGCTCAAGGGCCAAAAATTAATGAAGCCCCGATTGCGAAACCCCCGGGGGTTGGTTTCCCCGGTAACCAAAAGACCACAATCGCAAACGGGGACAAACTTCAACACTTTGGTCCGACTCCCCGAATCCCTGATCAAGGATAGGGGATAGCGCCCGGTCAAGGCGCGATACAAATGCCCTGTAAATAACTCAGGGCCGGCTCTGGGTTTTGACATGGGAGAAACACCATGGACAAACTCCAGATAGCAGTAAGTGTCTCGGTTGATGTTGCGAAGATCCTCTGGGTCATTGCTTCATTCACCTTGGCCCTACTGCTATAAAAATAGTGGTGGGCGGGCGTTACGGTGCTTGCCAACCACTATCTGCGTAAACCCGAAACTGAAGGCATAAAGAACATGGAAAACAACCCACTTGATTCTATTAGAGTTGAAAAACCTACCATGCCAAAGCGGATTGAAGATTGCCCAGCAGTTGATGTATGCAAGCGCTTAGGCAACAGAAGAAAGAGTTGCTTGGCTGGATCTCCCGCGATTGAGGGTCCGCCGCCCAGCGTCTGCATGGCAAGCCTTATCCTTCTGGGCGATCAGATTGTTCAAGGGCTTGCCGAGAGGGATTAGTCAACTGCATCCCTTCTATCATCGCATTACGTTTTTCGTTTTCCATGGTGAGTATTGCGACCAGGACGGCATTGATATCCACCAGCACACCGTGGATGTCGTCAAGAGTTTTACTTGGCATTGGTTTCCTCACTTTACCTGGAAGCGCAACTCCAGGACCTGAAATCGAGGTACAAAAATGGAAAAAACGGATACAAATAGAGAGCAAAAAAATATACTGCTTGCCGCAAATCTTACGTCAGCTTTCTACATCAACAAACTGCTGCACTCGAAAAACGACGAACAGGCGGTGAACGAAGCTGAAATAAAAGACGAAGTTTTTGATGTATGCAGAGAGTTCGTCACTCGCCTGGATGATGTCCTGTAAAAACGGCTTCTTGTATTATGTGATGTACTTTTTCAAAAGCGTTTTCGATAACGTAAACCGGAAGCTCTTTTGTTGCCAGGAGCTCAAGGAGTTCAACAACGAGCGCGGTTCGGGCTTCCCTGAACTGTTTTCCATTACGACGTGGGAGTATTGACATTTTGGTCTCCTTGTTTGGGTTTATACAATTCCGGGAACAGTAGTTCATCCCGGGTTACCGCGCCACCCGTGGCTTGCTCGATGCGTAGGGCGTTTTTAGTGGAAATACCGCAGCCGTTCAGGTAGCGGCTTACCACTGACGGGGAAATTTTATTTTCAATGGCCCACACTGTCGGCTTCGTGATATTGACTTGAAAGAAAATTGTAAGTTCCATGGGGGATAAAATATCACAAATGGAAGATTTAAGTCAAGAGAAAAATCCGCTTGTGGAATTAATAGATAATAGAATGAACACCATTGGGCTTATTGGCCATGGGAGAAATAAGCGTCTGTACGAGATGTCTGACGTCCCGGAGGCTGTAATTTCCAGGTTTTTGAAAGGGTCTGTGAATGTCGGGATTGCCAACATCTACGGCATCCTGAAAGCGTTAAACTTGTTGAAAGAAGCTGTTGTATCCGAAAAATTTTCCCTTGTAGCCAAAATTGAAGGCGAGGTTGAAAACAAAGCGACCCGGCAAGCCATAGCCGATGTAAAAGAAATCATGGAGTCGGAACATCCGAGCATTGTCCCTGCCTTATTGGCGAATTTAGCGGCGTTTAAAAATTCGGTTGAAAATGAAACAAAATTGAGAAAAGACGTTGATAAACTAAAGGAAGAGGTGAAGCGTCTGACCGATATTACAACGGGCCCTGGAATAGAAGCCAACGGAGGTGCACAATCTACAAAGTGATCAAGACCGACCGACCACCGGTGGTATTTAAAAACAGCGTATTCCGGAAATTCCGGCATTTCGGGATGGTGAGGATTTTTGCCCTCTGTGGCGTATCAGGCGTTTACACGATATTGAGAATGGTGAGGTAAAAGGTGAAACATTACACGAATTTTCTTGACGCTGAAAACAGCCTGTGGGATAATTTTACGCTCTAGATTAAAATGAGGCGCTAAAATGGCAAAGCCGCTCCAAAAAGAGTTCCGATTTTATATTGAGAACCAAGAAGACCTTGTCAAAAAGTACAATGGCAAGTTTGTCGTCATCAAAGATCAAAATATTATTGGAGCATACCATGACGAACTTGAAGCCATTAAAAAAACAAGCGAAGAACATGAACTTGGGACTTTTCTTGTTCAAAAATGTGAGCCGGGAACTAATAGTTACACCCAAACCTTCCATTCCAGAGTGGCTTTCGCCTAAAAATGCCCTCTAAATCCCAAAGTTTTACAGTTCAATTTGACGGTCTGGCCAACACGCTTATAACTTGGGTGATAATTCATCCTGCCTTTAATCCTCAGAAAACAAATCCTATCCCTCCTGGAAGAAAATTTCAGGCCATATGGGATACCGGTGCGACAAATACTGTGATAACCAAGCGGGCTGTCCAAGAATGCGGTCTAAAACCAATTGGCATGACCCAAGTTCATGGCGTAGGTGGGGCTATTAAAGATTGCCCCGTGTATTTAGTAAATATTAAGTTGTCAAACGACCTTGGGGTTATCCGCGTTCGCGTCACGGAAGGGATTATTACAGATGGTATTGATGCCCTTATCGGCATGGATATTATTTTATTGGGTGATTTTGCGATAACCAACTATCAAAAGAAAACGGCCTTTTCATTTCGGACCCCACCTAAAGAGCGTATCGACTTTGTAAAGGAGTATAAGAAAGGACAGTCCACAAAATCTGAGAAGATTAGCAGAAACGCGGCATGCCCTTGTGGTAGCGGCAAGAAATATAAAAAATGTTGTGGGAGCAGTTGATCATATAAAACTTCAATACATCCTTATCGGAATCCACCACCCGTCTCCGGGCGGTTTTTTTTTGTGTGACTGAAACGCTATCCTAACCAAACAATTTCCCCTGCTTTTCTTCGCGTAAAAGCTCTTTCTTGGCTTTTTTGAATGTCTGTTTGATGGGCGGCATATCTATCTGTTTCCCGCCTAGAAGGTCTTCTATAGTCAAGAGCTGGAGTTTGGGATGTCGTTTGCCCCACATTTCGGATTCATAGAATCCACATGAAATTGCTTCCTGTATCATTGGGGCTGTTGGTTTCTGCATGGAGATAAATACTCCAATTGCCGCCTTCTCTCTGTCCAACACACCCCGCAGATCCCGCACATGATTAACCCCCGTCTTCCCCGCTTTGGCTGAAATAATGACGGATTCAAATTTCCGACATCCGCATCACACACAATGTGCTATAATCTGGGTGTTTCAACGGGTCAATACCCAATGCAATAGCGTCCTTCGCTTCGACCACGCCCACATCCAAATATTTCTTTACGAGTTTCAATCGCTCTCTTTGTGACAGTTTCTCAGAAGCGTTTCCGCTGTCCATCCTTTTCCCTCCAATCTTAATAAAGATCCCACAACCCGGCACTGAGTATATCAGGCCGGGTTTTTTGTGCAATAAAAATTGCACATATGAAATTTATTTCCTTGACATAAGATTCCACTTATGCAATTATCACACCCAACAGTCAAGCACCCCACCGACAACCGGGAAAAAGTCGCCAATATCCCATGTGGATTGAGCGCATCCCGCCCGGTGGGCAGCTTGGCAGCGGATAGAGCAGGCGTCTACGAAGCATCTCGGACGGGCGGTTTGGCACGGCAAGAAGCCCAGTTAATGAGTTAACCAAATAACTTTAAATATGACTAAACATGACTTGACATGACCTGACCCGACTTGACTTGACTTGACGAGACGAGACGCGACGCGACCAGACCTGACAAGACCAGACAAGACAAGAATCAACAAAAGGAGGATCAAATGAAAACGGCAATCGTAACAATTGAAGGCATCGCTCCATATCAGCAGGGGCGATACCACCAAACTGAGCCCCTTGAAAAAGAGAGCAAAGACGATTTTGAAAAAAGAACCTGGCGCGAGAAATGCCATGCCGACAATGACGGGTACATTTTCATTCCGCCTATGGCTTTTAAGAAAGCCCTTGAACGCGCGGCGAGCTTTCTCAGCATGAAGGTTCCGGGGAAAGGTGGGGGCAAGGCCACATTCACAAAGCATTTCCTGGCCGGGATATTGGTTACAGATGGCTTGAAATTATCAGTTAAAAAGGATGATGTCGATGGTGTGTGGATTTTTGGGAACAGCCAAGGAAAGCGTGGGTCTGCTGGCCCCAGGGTTGCCAAATGCTTCCCCACTATCCACGAATGGGGCGGGGATGTCACCTACTTCATCCTTGACGAAACCATTACCCGGGAAGTGCTTGAACAGCACGTGACGGAAAGCGGTAATTTCATCGGGGTTGGTGTTTTTCGACCTGAAAACGGTGGGTACAACGGCCGGTTTGTTGTGAAAGATATTAAGTGGTCTTAGCCAGACCAGACTTGACCAGGCATGACACGACGAGGTTAGAAGCGACAAGCCATGACACGACTCGACAAGTCACGACTTGACTTGACTCGACGTGACTCGACAAGACGGGACAAGACGCGACAAGAATCAACAAAAGGAGCAACAAATGGCCAAAGGCATCGAAGAACTCAGCATCGACAGCCGCACCCTTTATGAAAAACTGATCGAAGTTCCTGAAGGGGAAACCATCACCTACCCGGATCTTTCCCAGACCATCAACCGTGACGTTCAATCAGTGGCGTATGGGAATCTGCATACGGCGCGAAGAATGGCCCAAAAGGATAATCAAATCACATTTGGCACTGTGCGGGGAGTCGGGCTTAAGCGGTTATCCCAAGAAGAAACCGTCTCTACATCAGAACACTTCATTAAGCGCATCAGAAGGACTGCAAGAAATGGCATCCGGCAAGTTTCGAGTATCAGCGATTTTGACGCCATGCCAAACGAAGCGAGGGTCAAACACAACACCGCGATGAGCGTTTTAGGGGCCATGTACGCTTTCACGAAGCCTGGCAGCATCAAACGGATTGAAAACAGGGTTCAGCAGGTTCAAAAAGAATTGCCAATTGGGAAAACCCTTGAGGCTTTTTCAGGGGGATAATTTTAATGCGACGTGACATGACGAGACATGACCCGACATGACAGGACATGACAAGACCAGACAAGACAAGAATCAACAAAAGACGCGGTGGCACAGTGTCGCAGGTTCGATGCCTGCTACCGGCTCACCAACCTCTTAACAGCACAACCGGCCAGACCACCCATTAACCACTAACCCCAAGCAATAATATATTTACCTTCGGAGGGCATGCCCATGAGAAAGGATTGAAAAGTTTGGAAATAACTGAAAACCAGAGACCCCCCTCGGGGATCCGGGGGGAACAGGAGGGAAACACGCCAATGACCATTGGGACGGAAACAATCAATTATATGACTGATCAGGTGAAAGCATTATTGCGCGATTATCGACGAGCACTGAATAAGGCCTATCTCGAAATGGGTGATGATCCTTTATCAATCGGTGTCACGATTAAGGCCACGCCGGCTCAGGGCGGCACGAAAATCGAAGTTGCAATCAATTTTATCACAGGGCGCATTAAAGACAAAACGTCAGGGATTATTAACGAGGACCAGCTGGGCATGTTTTCAAAGCCGAAAGGGAGAACGTATCGCCCACCGCCGCGTGTGGGGAATTCTCCCAGGTTCAAACCATTGGGTGGGTGAAAGGGGGCATAACGTCATGATCGATATTTACGATGCGATGTATTGCGAGAATTGCCAAACGATATTCTCCGTTGAAGAAAACAAAGATTGCCCGCGTTGTGCCGACACGCACCCCGTGAGCCTTTCGACATGGTTGATGTGTAGCCCTGTCAAGATTGCCGCGACAATGGATCACGCGAAGTGGAGGAAAGCCGCATAATGAGAGGCAACGGCAATACAATAGAAGGGTTGGTAAAAATTCCATTTGGATATTGTCAATGCGGATGTGGAAGCAACACGAAGCCTGCTTCTGAAACAAACCATAGAACAGGTTCTAAAAAAGGATACCCTTTAAGATTTATCCATGGCCACAATCGTGCAAACTATAAAAACGGAAGAACAAACCATATCGCAGGGTATGTTTGCATACTAAACAAGCCACCCCCGTAGCCATAATGGCTACATCCTTGAACACATATTTATTGCTGAAAAAGCCCTAGGCAAAAATCTTCCCAGGAAGGCTGTCGTTCACCATGCAAATTCCAACAAAAAAGAAAACGATAATTGCAACCTGGTAATATGCGAAGACCAGGGTTATCACTTGCTTTTGCACGCAAGGAAACGAGCACTTACCGAGTCTGGGCATGCCAACTGGATGAAATGCCATTTTTGTAAAAAATATGACGATCCAAAAAAAATGTTCAAGAAACCAAATAATTACGTCGCATATCATAACGAATGCAGAAATGAATACCAGATAAACTATAGAAGGAGGAAGGCATGCGCCAATTAATTTTTGACATCGAAAGTATCGCAAATCCGGCCATGAAAGATCGGCTTCCACCGATAAAAATCGATAGCCGGTTGAAAGATCCTGTGAAAATCGAAGCGGCGAAGGTCGAAAAAGGAATAGAACAAATCGAAAAAATGGGGCTCGATAAAACCACTTGTTTAATCTGCTGCATTACAACATTGGATGTCGAAACGGATGAAATTCAATCGGTCGAGCTGGATACTGAAACACTGGACGAAAAGGCTCTCCTGGAAGACTTTTGGGAAATCGCCCATCCATATTCTCGTTTCATAACATTTAACGGAAACGGATTTGACATCCCCGTTCTCACCTTCCGTTCAATGGTCAATGGCGTCCAACCGTCCGTAAAGATATCAACCAAGCGCTACCAGATAGGAAACCATGTGGACATTCGGGCCTTACTGGGTGATTGGGACACGCACGCAAAGGGCACGCTTGATTATTATTCAAAGATTATCTTGGGCGAATCAAAGGCTGATGACATGGATGGTTCATTTATACAAAGCCTTTGGGACGTTGGCGTCTACGCCGAAATCAAAGAATACAACCAGGCTGAATGCCGGTCGCTCAAGGCAATTTACCAGAAGATGTTGGGGTTTTACTTCTAATGTCAGTCGTAAACGGAAAATTCTGGTGCGAGATCCGCGGACAGTGGCAATCCACATGCGTCAATTGTCCAAAACGAAAACGATGTCCTATTTATAAGGAGAAAGAGTCAATGGCAAAAACGCAAATGAAAGCCCCGCCGGATGAAATTGCCGGGGATTCAACGGAAAAGCAGTTAAAAATTTTAATCACTGGCCCTCGGGGGCAATACAAAACTCGGGCAATCCTCCAGATGTGCGATGTTCCTGCAGATCAAGCGCCCATTTTATCCGTTATTGATACGGAAAACGGCACTGATTATTATGGTAATCAATTTCGTTTCCGTCATTGCCGAACCTCTGATCCGGATGAAATAATGGCCTACGTTGCATCGAAAATAAAAATACCGAAAGGGCTTCAAGTCCTTTCCCTTGACAGCCACACCAACTATTTCAACGCCGTCAAATCGAAATACGCCGAGCTATACTTGACACGAATGCCAACCTCTTCAGGCCACAAGAAAGAATTTTACATTTTCCAGCCGAATGATCACGAGCCCTACCGAAAAGAAATTTACGACCTCTTGAGAGATTTCATTAAGTCACCCTTCCATTTCATATGGACGTGTCACAGTACGAGTAAATGGAGTGGCATGAAGGTGGTCGGGGAAAAACCGGATGGCGTCAAAGGCCTTGAGCATTGGTTCGATACCGTGGTTCACATTTTCGAGAAATCTAACGGGGTCTTTATCGCCAAAGTTGAGAAAGACCGAACGGGGATGCTTCCTGAAAAGAAAACGTACCCATGGCGGAACCAAGATGACGCTTTTGCTCTTTTCGCACCCTTCCGGGATCTGATCCAGGGCGGCAATGGCGCCACTGAGAAAACTACCACTACCAAACTCGAACCGGCAACCATCACACCGGAAGAAAAAAAGGCTGCCGACAGAAAAGCCGATGAAAAAAAGAAATCCGAACCATCCAAGGCTCCGCCTCCGGCCGCTGAAACAAAAACCGATAAGGCTGATACCCCAGCCGATCAAAAAGACGACCTCATGAAAATCGTGAAGTTAAAGAAAGAATTGCGAATTGTGGCGCCGGAATCGTGGAAAAACCTTCTCAAACCGTACAAGGTGGCCACTGCGAAGGAAATGGATGCAGGCCAGAGGGTAAAATTTATCGCTGAACTTGAAGCCCTCCGCCCTACCGAAACCCAACCCGCTTAATGCCACTGGTTATCCGGTATGGGGCTAAACGTATAAATAAAGCAGGAGCTGCGGCGCTTGAATTTCCCGGCCTTTGGGCCACAACGAACAAGGAGTGCCGCATAATTGAAACTTTTTTGGAACAAGGAGAATAACCATGGGAGATGCATTGTTGTGGGATGAGTTAGGGATGGATGATGAGGAAATTACCGCAGACGATATTAAAAACGCTGAAAGTGGCGGGAGACTTCCACCTATGAGATTTCTTGGGACGTGTGAATCCAGCGTGCCAAGTGAAGCGAAGATGTCGGACTACACGGGCTATCAAGCCGGTTTGAAATGGATTGTTGATGAAGTGCTCGAATGTCCTGTTGGGACAAAGGCCACTGATGAAATAAAGGATCAGTTCGAAGGCCGATTTCAATTCGACAACATTTTGCTTGGTCATCCTAAGGAGGAAGATTGGGCGAAAAACCGGCGCATTCTGGTTGCCAAACGGTGCGGTATGATCAGCGGGAATGAAAAAATTCCCAAGAACGCTTGGTCTGATCTGATCATTGGTGCCCAGGCGATTATCACCACTGAAGAAAAAGAGTCGAAAAAAGACCCGGGGAAAATGTATGTCAACGTGGCCTTTGATGGATATGAATCCGTTGATGAGTCCACAAACACTGATTCCTTTGACGATATCTAAAGGAGGCGAAGGGTGGCCAAACGTAAATACAAACCAACTCTGTGTCTTGATTTTGACGGAGTTATCCACTCCTACACGAGCGGATGGAAGGGCGCTGATGTGATACCGGACCCGCCTGTTGAAGGGGCATTCGAAACGATCCAAGAGTACTGCCAGAAATTCAGTGTGAATATTTTTTCGTCACGGTCCCATCAAACCGGTGGGATAGGCGCCATGAAGGCGTGGTTCTTTAAACATGGGTGGCCCTGTTATGACGATGGAAAGCCGATTGACATAGTTTTCCCTGAGCATAAACCCGCCGCCATTGTAACAATCGATGATCGGGCTATTACATTCGACGGCACGTTCCCGAGCATTTCAACCATTTTCAGATTCAGACCTTGGAATAAAAAATGAAGACCGCCCAACACGACGGCCAGACCTGTTACTTCAGCGAGAAAGACCACCGCTATTTCGTGGGCAACCAAACGCTTTTAAGCGCGACTCAATTCAAGGGCGGTTTTTTCCCTGAATTCGAAAAGGAAAAGGTTGCTGCGAAATACGCTGAAAAACATGGCGTTCACGTTGGGGAGGTGTTGGCGGATTGGGAAGAGAAGGGGCGCGTGGGCCGAGAGAAAGGGCATGCGCTGCATGCTTATGCGGAATCGTTGATGGTTCCCTTCGCGGATCCGGTTGACGTGCTTGAATGTTGGGCTGGCCAGAAACGATCCATTGATATTGCCGTTGCCAGGTTAACCGAGCGATATGAGTTTTTGAACGCTGAGAAAATTGTATTTAGCACATCGCTTGGCCTGGCCGGCCAGATTGATTTGTTGATGCAGGATGGGGAAGACGTTCTCATTTGGGATTGGAAAACGGATAAAGCCATTGAACAGGATAATCCATGGCGAAAGGCCTTTCCGCCTATTGATCACCTGGATGATTGCAACCTGAATGAATATTGTATCCAGTTGAATATTTACGAACGGATCATGGTTGAAGAAGGGTATTTTCCACCGGGGACGGTCTACCGGAAAGGGTTGTGCCATTTAACTGAGGAAGGGCCGAAGTGGTTCAGGATCGGAGATTATCAGAAGGAGGTCGAGGCGATGTTGTCATGGATATGATTAAGAAATTAAATATTAGGATGGATAAGAGGGACAAGCGAAGACGCTACGGGATGTTTTACTGTCCGTATTGCAACAAGAACGTTGAAAAAATAATGGAATCTGGGATGAAACAAATGTCATGTGGTTGCGCTGGTGGGACAATAAGAGGTGCGAAACAGACAATACATGGCGACGCACGGAAAGCTAAAGATTCAAGAATTTATACAATATTTTATCGAATGAGAGACCGGTGTCAAAACCCTAAAAATTCAAAATTCAAATATTATGGCGGGAGGAAGAACGACCCGGTTACTGTTTGCGATGAATGGAAAAATGATTTCTTGGCCTTTAAGAAATGGGCTATGGATAACGGATACAGGAGACCGCTCCAGATAGATCGAAAAAATAATTTAAAAGGTTATAGTGCCTCGAATTGCAGGTTCGTAAGCAGCGCAATTAATAACAGAAATCGTAGAAACAATAAATTGGACGTTGAATCTGTTAGAACAATTCGGAGCCTATATGCGGGAGGGCAATACTTCTTAAGGGAATTGGGCGAATTGTACGGTGTCCACATGTCCACTATCGGAAGAATCGTAAATAATGAAATATGGGTCTTATAAATGGGAGCTGAAACAGAGCAGGGGATTCTAACGAATATCCGATTTCAGAATATAGAAACAGGTTTTCTAATTGGATCTTTTCAACATAATCGTATTTCTTTTATTGCCTTGGGTCAGATTCTTCGACCGGAAATAGGCTTAGAAATAAAATTATTTGGAAAGTGGGTGAATGATCAAAAATATGGCCGGCAATTCAAATTTTCAACCCATGAAATCGTAATACCAAAAGATGTCGACGGAATATTCAGATATATAGTCAGGGTATGTCGTTTTGTGGGCCCTAAAACCGGAAGGACGCTAGTTGAGACCTACGGAGCTGAAACCCTGGACGCCCTTCGAGACAAGCCAAACCAGGTCGCACGCGATATTAAAGGAATCACCATTACCCGGGCAAAAGAGATCCAGGCCCATATCGTTAAAAATCAAGAAATAGAAGGCGCTTTGGTCGAATTGGAAAAACTCATAGGCGGCGCCGGGCTCCGTCAATCCCTGCCCATGGACTTGGTACAAAAATGGGGCGGTGACGCAGTGGCCATGCTGAAGGAAAATCCATACCGGTTGATCCAGATGAAACAAGTCGGTTTTCCTTCCGCTGATCGGTTGGCCGTTGACCGTTTCAAGGTTAAGCCACAATCGGTATTTAGACAGCAGGCCGCTGTTATCTATGCGATACGAGAAAAGACGCACGGTGAGGGCCATGTGTGGATTGAGGTTGCCGAATTGGTGAAGGAAGTCAAATCAATGATCCGGTGTGATCCGGGTGAAGGATTGGCCAGGGCGATTGATAAAGGCGCGGTTGTTCGGGAGGATGAGTGTGTGGCCTTAAAAGCCATGGCCAGGGATGAAGCGTATATCGCTGAAAAGATAAAGGAGTTGCTGAGATGAGATTTGTAAGAAAGCTTCCTACGAAAAAACTTAAAAGCGGAAAATGTGAATCATGGGCAGTATTCTTTTGCCAATTTTGCAAAAAGGAAGTCAAAAAAAGGTTGAGTAGCGGGAATCAAGCAAAATCATGCGGATGCGCTATGCCAAAATTGATAGGAAACGCAAACAGGAAACATGGTGGTTTTGGGACAAGGCTTTATAATATTTGGGTTAATATGAAACGTAGATGCAAGAATCCAAATTTAGCTTGCTATAAAAATTATGGAGGAAGAGGTATATCTGTATGCCAGAAATGGTCTAACGATTTCTCTATATTCAAAAAATGGGCGTTAAAAAGTGGATATAAAGACAATTTGTCAATCGATAGAATCAATAATGACGGGAACTATAAACCTGGGAATTGTCGTTTTGTGACAAAGGGTGAAAATTGTAGGAACCAAAGAACTACTAAATTGAATTGGGAAAAGGTCAAAGAAATAAGACGAAAATTAGAACTCGGATATCCACCCGTCAAACTGGCGCATGAAAACGGGATTAGCTATAAGCACCTTCATAAAATAAGGAATAATGAACGATGGGCAGTTTAACCCTTACTGAAAAGCAATTTGAAGCGACAAGTATAATGGAGAGCAACCGGATCGCTCTAATTGTAGGTGGCCCCGGCGTAGGGAAAACGACCACCTTAAATGAAGTCCTTTTAAAAATGAAATCAAGTGGCAAAAATATCAAGCTTTGTGCTCCATCAGGAAAGGCCGCCCGCAGAATGTCTGAGGCAACCGGCGAACCCGCTTCCACGATACATAAGCTTTTGGATGCCCAAATGGATGCGGGTGAGTTTTGTTTTACCAGGAATGAAAGCAACCCCCTTGATTGCGACTTTGTGGTTTGTGACGAAACAAGCATGGTTGGATGCGATTTAATGGCGGATCTTTTAAGGGCCGTTGATGTGAGTAAAACAAAGATTCTTTTTATCGGTGATCAAGATCAATTGCCGTCTATTTCTCCTGGGAGTGTATTGAGGGACTTTCTCAATTCTGGGGCCATCCCAACCATTGAACTTGATCAAGTATTCCGTAACTCGGGCGATATCGTTAAATCGTGCCATCAAATCAAATCAGGCAAACGATATGCCCCTTCCCCTTCATTAGATCCGGAATCCGGCCTTAACATCCGGCATATCGAGCAGCCGAACCCTATCAAAATCGTGGAAATCATCCGCGAATTGGTTTCAACCCGATTGCCTGCCCGCGGATATGATCCGATTTGGGACATCCAGGTTTTAAGCCCCACAAATACCAGAACCGCCATGTCATGCAATGGCATTAACGAGTCCCTGCAGAAAGCTTTAAACCCTGAAAAACCCGTTAAAGGATGTAAATTCAAGCCTGGTGATAAGGCGATCCAAACAAAGAATCAATCCATTGAAAACGAATATGTGGTCAACGGTGATTTGTGTAAAATTCTGGAAGTCACAGAAAAGGAAATTAAAGCGAAATTCTTTGATCCAGATCGAATCGTTTCATTCCCGAAGGCCGTCAACCATTTATTGCTCGCTTATTCGATAACCTGTCATCGGTTCCAAGGATCCGAGGCGCCAGTGATCATTATCCCGGTTCATAAATCGTTTTCTTTTTTAGTGAATAGGCCATGGATTTATACAGCGATTTCCAGGGCTCGGGAGATTTGCATTACAGTCGGCCAATTCCGGGCGATTGAGCAAGCGATTAAGGTTGAAGTTTCTGGTATTCGGAAAACGATGTTGCAGGAGAAAATATGTGCATAAGTTTTTCATGCAAAACCTCCTTTGAATTTAACCAGTTTTCAGGGTCCAACCCACGTCCCGGTTCCTACGTGGGTTATTTTGGGAGGATAACTCAGTGGTAGAGTTGTCTCGCCGCACAAATCTTAGAAAACCATGTGGAGTGGCCACAAAGCATGGCAACCTAATTAGTAAGCGAAAAAAGAAGATAAACCACCGAATTTATTGCACACCGGTTACGCTGTAAAGTTTGGTATTTGAATCTGCGAGGCTGTCTGGGGTTCGATTCCTCATCCTCCCCACAAAAAACAAGTTGTCGATCATATAAATGGGGTTTGAATTGAAAAAAGAAACTGAAGCCGAAATGTGGCAAAGACTACAGGCCGAACACCCGCCGGGGTATACGGGCTCCCCAGTGGCGCCACTGCCGCATTTCCCAGAGAAAGACAAGCCCAACCCCTTTGACGCGCCTCGGCATCAGGTGGACGTGTTTACGCGCACTGAGGCGGGGCGGGCACTTTTTGAGTTCTTGGAATTTGTCGGCCAATATACGGAAATGGATATTTGATGACAAAAAAAATCGTTCAACCACTGGTTATACCCGCACCATACAAGATTGAGATTTAAAAAAGGATACGATTATGGCCTTAGAAGCTGATGTAAGATATAGAATAGATCGGACATTAGAAAACAAAGGATGGATTCTCAACCCTGATGATCCGCTACGGAATGTTTATTTTGAGTCTTCCCTGCCTCAAGGGTATTCAAAGAAATTAGGGAGAAAACGTCCTGACTATACTCTTTTGTATAAAGGCCATGTTGATGATTCATATGTCCCGCTTGGAGTAATTGAAGCAAAAAAACCAGGGGCAGATTTAGACAAAGCCTTAGATCAGGGAACAAAATATGCAAAAAAACTCAAGGCTCCTCTTGTTTTTGCGATTAATGGAACGTTCTGCAAAACTCGTTATGTTCAGAACTCAAAAACGCTTCTTCTGAATGGGCAAGAAGTCAAGGAACTTCTTCGAGTTAAAGAGGCCCTCGGATATTTGACAGAAAAAACGAACGATCTCTATACCATCCCAAAAGAGGTGATTCGTTCACGAAAGGACATGATTTCTTTGTTCGGAGATTTGAATGATGTCTTGAGAGGGGAAGGGCTGAGGGCTGGAATTGAGAGATTTAGCGAATTTGCCAACATTCTGTTTCTCAAATTACTCAGCGAGCACAATAAAAGTTCGATATGGAATGACATAAAAAAACAACAGAGCAAAACGAGAATTGATTATATCAATAAAATCGTCTTAAAAAGTATCGCTAAGCAATATGGAGGGGACGTGTTTTCCACACTGCTCATTAGAAAACCTTCCACCCTCGATGATATTATTGAACGTCTTGACCCTCTCCACCTAACGCCGGTTGACGAAGATATAAAAGGAGGGGCATTTGAATATTTCCTTGAAAAAACCACGTCAACACAGAACGATCTAGGGGAATACTTTACCCCCCGCCATATTATCAAAGCAATGGTAAACTTGGTCAACCCACAATTCGGGGAAAAAACATACGATCCATTTTGTGGGACGGGAGGCTTTTTGACGGGGGTATTTAACCATATCCGAGAATCTTTAGAACATAATGAAGAGGCAGTAGAGTTCCTAAGATCACAATCAATTTGGGGACGTGAGATTACAACAACTTCACGCATAGCTAAAATGAATATGATTTTGCATGGAGATGGTCATTCAGGCGTTTCGCAGATAGATAGCTTGGAAAATCCAGTTGATGGTCAATATGATATTGTTTTGACAAATATCCCTTTTTCTCAAAGAATCACCAAGAAAGGCAAAGACGGAAAACTCATCAATGATGTTACGGACAAATATTATGACGGGCTTGGAAAAAACAGTGGCGACACAGTGTGTGTTCTTCATTGTTTTAAAAGTTTAAAAGCAGGTGGAAGAATGGCGGTTATTGTCCCTGAAGGCTTTTTGTTTAGGAAAGAATTAAAGCCTGCGAGACGATTTTTGTTGGAACATGCTAATCTTCATAGTGTCGTATCTTTGCCCCAAGGATGTTTCCTCCCTTATGCTGGAGTTAAGACAGATATTTTATATTTAACTGACATTGAACAGACATCAACTCAGACATATTGGTGTTTCAAGGTTGAGAATGACGGATTTACATTGGATAATAATCGGAGAAAAATTAACGAAGAAAGTGATATAGATAAAATCAATGCATCAGCTCTAAACGAAAGACCTCTCTCTAAACAAGATTCAGAATTGCTTTATACCATTGGTTTTCAAGGCGTTCATATTTCTGACATTTCCAACGATGATTACAATTTAGTTACTCGATCTAATTTCTATAATATTCAGAGTGAATATAGGCTGGTCGAATTGGGCGAAGTGGCCGAAATTGTGAATGGTGGAACGCCAAGCATAAAAAATAAAGATTATTGGGATGGGGATATAAATTGGGCGACAATTAAAGATGTAAAACAAAAATATCTTTATGAAACCGAAAGAAAAATAACTCAGGCAGGAATGAATAATAGTAATGCGAAATTATTGCCGAAGAAGGCCGTAATTTTTTCGAGCAGGGCTACCATTGGTGAAGTATGTATTACTGAAAAAGAGACGTGTACAAATCAAGGTTTTAAAAACTTTGTGTGCAATGAAAAAAGAATCCTCCCCGAATATCTCTATTATATTTTAAAGCATGAAGCTTTTAACATCGGCACATTAGCAACTGGAACAACTTTTAAAGAAGTTTCCAAAAGTAAAATATCTACTTATGAGATACCATTGCCATCCCTTAAGAAACAACATGATATCGTAAAAGAACTTGAAAATTACCAGCAAATCATTGACGGGGCTAAGTTGGTTATTGATGGATACAAGCCATACTTACCCTTTAATCCGAAATGGGAATCAGCAAAACTTGCCGATATTGCAACCCTTAAGTATGGTTTAACATCAACAGGTTTAGAAATTGGGGACTATCGTTTTATCCGAATTACAGATATTACACATGAATGCATGCTTTCTGATGTTGATTGTAAATATATCAATTCACAAGAAAGGATCAATGAGTATCTTGTGAAAAATGGCGATATTTTTATAGCAAGAACTGGTGCTACATACGGGAAAAGCGTATTGATAGAGACTAACATAAAGGCTGTTTTTGCATCCTATTTAATCCGCTTAAATTTCAACAAGACAATTCTCCCTAAATTTTTTTGGATTTTTTCGCAAGCTGATGAATATTGGACACAGGCCAATTCTTTAGCAACAGGGACGGGCCAACCACAATTCAATGCAAACGTTATTAAAAGTCTAAAAATACCTGTCCCATCTATAATCGAGCAGGAACAAATTATACAAAAGATTGAATACGAGCAACAAATGATAAACAGACAAAAAGAAATTGCGATGTATTTTGAACAAAAAATACAGGACAGGTTAAAAGCATTGTGGCAGATAGATGAGTGATGGCATAACAAAAAAATGCAGCGGACACAAAAAGCCGTGCCGCTGATTTTGGCGTTATAACCGGAGGGAGTTATGGAAAACCTAAAAAAAGTACTCGAAAAATTAGAATTTGCAAAAATGCAGGTCCACGTAATAGATCACTCCAACTATACGGGTATGTCTGCTCCAATCGCTTTGTTAGCAATGGGTACACACTACGTAGTGCACGATGACAAAATAGTGCACATTGGAAATGAACATACAATAGAAAGTTTTGCATTAAGGCAATATAACCAATCACTCCACCGGACCCTGGATGCTTAACCGGTAAACTTGGAGTTCGCCGGGCAGGGGCCGGTGATTAGGACGTTATACCTGCATGCAGAAAGGAGATTTAAAATGAGTAACAACACATTGACTTGTATTTATTGTGGTATGGCGTACCCGGAAGGGACACCACCACACGGAGCAAAAATCCTTACAGACCATATCACGGTTTGCGAAAAACATCCAATGCGGAAACTCCGAAAAGCCTTAGCGGCCCTCGTTGGAGCAGAAACAAAAGCAGAGCTTGAGGCAATGGAGCTCGCTTTGCGGGCATCACCAGGGATCGAACAAGATAAAATTGTCGCAATCAACGCAATACACGCTTTGCTAGAAACGGTATAACCAACTGCTCCACCGGACCCCTGGAAGCCCGCGGTAAATTTTGAGTTCGCCGCAGGGGGGCGGTGAGCTAAAGCGTTATCTGTACAAACATAAAAAAAGGATGGTTACCATGGAATTTTGGACAACTCTGATAGTAGTAGCAAAAGAGCAGTCTCCTGAAGCGATAAAGTTGCTAAAGGCCAACTGCACTTATGTTGATAACTGGTGTTGGATATTTGAAGGCGATATTGAGCTCCTCGCAGATGATGGTGTTAAATTCAACGAGCTTGCAGAGGGCGCGGTTCCGAGTTTGGGCGATTTGTCCAAGAGCGAACTTGTTGAGCTTTGCGAGGATGGTTTTGGCGTAAACGTTTACAACCAGGCGTTCAATCCGACCGCAAACAGCGCGGCGGCTTAACTCAAGCGTTATAACCCTTTGGAGCAAAAACATGAAAAATTACCTATCATTCGGCGGGGGTGTCAATTCGGTTGCGCTTCATTTGCTGCTTTTGGATCAGGGAACAGACTTTGAATCCGTATTTGCCCACCACGGGACGGACTGGCCGGAAACGTATGATTACCTCGCCGGGTTCCAATGGTGGCTAAAAGCCAACGGGCATAGACCGATTACGATCCTTTTTCCGTCCGGCAAATTCCGCTCAGTGATAGATAAATGTGAAGCATACCGCATGGTCCCGACCATGCGTCAAAGGTGGTGTACCGTGGAATACAAAATCAAGATCATTGAAAAGCATGTCAAAGCACCGTGCTTTCAACTTTTGGGAATAGACGCGGGTGAAGCGCATAGAGCAAAAATAGGGGTAAATAATGGCATTGAAAACAGGTGGCCGTTGATCGAGCATGATATTGACCGTGACGGGTGCAAGGAGATCATTAAGCAACATGGGTTGCCGGTCCCTGTCCGATCCGGCTGTTACATTTGCCCGATGCAGCGCAAAAGCCAATGGAAAGAATTGCGCCAGAAACACCCGTGCTTGTTTGCCCGTGCGGTTGCGCTCGAACAATCGAACATGGAATATTCAATTGAAAAAGGGAAAAAGCCATTTACCCTATCCAGTTCAAAAAAAACATTGCCTGTGATTGTTAATGAAAATCAAAAAGTTCTATTTGAAGAAATGGAGTACCCGCCGTGTCATTGCGGGTCATAACCAACCGCCACGCCGGCCCCCTGGAAGTCCCCCCTGTAAATTTGGAGTCCCCCGCAGGGGCCGGTGAACTATATCGTTAGCTATTAAAGGAGAAAAATATGTGGAATGGGCGCACGGATCATCTTCAGCCTAAAACGTGGGAGTGCAAAACGTGCCAAACGAAATATACAGACCTGGAAAAGGGCTACGGAACAAAATGTTGGCAAGGACATGAACTTACCAAAATAGCTAACCAGCCGCTGGACTCTGACGGCAAACAACCGCCGCAAGTCAGCTAAATTGTTATATTGCGAGGTAAAAAAATGAGAGCACTATCAATAAGACAACCCTGGGCCTGGGCAATTCTGCACGGGAAGCCGGTTGAAAATCGGACCTGGCCCACCAGGATTACAGGCCCGTTCCTGATCCATGCGGGGAAGAAATTCGATCATATTGGATACCAATGGCTCTTGGAACACCGTGATTTGTTGGACGCCGAAATCCCGCACAGGGATGATTTCTTCATGGGCGGCATAGTCGGAAAGTCCCGAATCGTGGATTGCGTTGATCACCACGAAAGCCCTTTCTTCTTCGGACCTTGGGGTTTCGTTTTTGAGAATTCGGAGGCGGTTGATTTTGTTCCGTGCCTGGGGAAATTGGGGTTTTTTGAGGTCGATTGGAATAAGGAAGCATAACCCGGCACCGGGGGGGGGGGGGGCAATGAAGAAATCACCAAAACTAATCAGAGAAATTCAGGCGATTATAAATGATTCAGCGATGCACTTCTGGATCAAGTGCAAAAAGCTTGTGTTGATAAAAACGTATAATCGTCCTGGATCCTATGAAGGCGCTGCTCTGATCCGGGAATTTTTCAAAACATGCGCCGGCAAACATCAGGCCCGTTTTGATTCGGCATACGTTAGGCCATATCTCAATGAGTGGGCAGATGATCGTAGATGTTTTGACCATGTGAAGGGAGCGCCGCTAAATGATAACTTGGCAGCGAAAATAGGTAGAAGCCCAAGGGGGATGAAGATTGTAAGAAACGCCGGAAGTCATCAACGATTCGCGGAGTACCTACATCGGAAATACCCAGAGGCGTTTAAAAAGTTTGAAGAAATAAAAAAAGTGAGGCGGAGCTGGGGAGCTTCCACGGAAAGAACAAACGATTTCGCATGGGAGCATATTTTCGGCGACATGGGACAATATCCGGCGAGCCGCAACCGGCGTAAAATTACAAAAGTTACGCAGGACAATCGACGGAAACTGGATCTCGCCATGGAGAAGGCTCAAGTTGATTACAACAAGCTTAAAAAGGCTTCAGGGCTCCCGCCGCGCTATCTTTATAACGAGGTTCCTTTGATTGAATTGCAAGACGAACATAAAAACCACACGTATGCGACATTCGAGGGTCGTTACATCACCACCGACACAGTATTGCATTACGATGACTCCAAAGTGCATCACGGCCTCGGTAAGCTAACGCATACAAATAGAGAAATTGCAATCAGGAACGGAAAAGGAATTGTGTTTTTAAAGCCCTTAAAGGTCTATGCTGGCCACTTCGTTTTGAACGCAATAGAAGAATATTTCGGATTGAAACTTAAGAGAATTAATGTTTGTGCGGAATTGAAACCCGTACAGCTAAATCCTAAGATGGAAGTAATCGAAACAGTGGGCCCAGACACTCCGGGCTTCCGAACCTTTCAACGCCTGCTCGCAGGAACGCATTATGATTACTGCGTGTTACGTGATGGCGTAACATATCATGCAGCGTCGATAGATCAGTGTGTTGTTGGATGGGAAAAGAAAAAAGCAGCAAAGAAGACAGATAGCAAAATAATCAATATGAAGCTTTGTAGGCGTCTCGGGTTTTGCAAAGAAGGTGTAAGAGGTTTTTGTAATGCCAATGATCTTGAAAAAGATAGTGAATATACGCTCGGCTATTTGAAGAGAATAGTGAAGAAAAATCTATCACATAACCGTTGTTATTACGGTTATGAATTGAAACAGATCGGAATCCTGTAAAGCGCATGGCAATAACCATCAATTACCCGACAAAGGACCTTAATGGCGGGCGCTGGCTTGGTGATAAAAGCGAAGCTAGAGGCTGTCGAAACGGGGATCACGACATTTCAGGATGAATTCCTGGCCCATATCATGCTGCCGGACGGGTCCACCGTGTCTGAGTTTGTGGGCCCACAATTGGAAATCGCATATGAAAATGGAGAAATGCCGAGGTTGCTCCCCTGGACCGAGACTTAAAGGGATTTTTAAGGGAGAGATCAGAATGCCCCAGTTTAAAAAACATACTTTTTCCGCTCGGAATGAGGCCGGTGCAACTGAACAATTCACGGAAAGCATAAGCGTCGATGCTGACGGGAACTTCTATTGCTATGTCCCAGATCACCTTGCTGACATCTTGAGACAAGAAACTAAAAAAAACAATCGAATATGGATGGATCACTACAGGGGCAAAACAAAATATTGCAGCAAAGGATTCGAATGGTTGATAAGTGCCATAAATAATGCTCTTTCCCTTTATATTAAGCCAGAAATCATAGATGAAATTGTTATTCTGTACAACATCGAATCACACGTTTCTTTCGCGGAAAAATCAGATGGAACCATTTACCCAAACGCCAGTGATGGCGCGGAATGGGTCTCTATGGGTAAGGACGACATCTACGGCGGACATCATGCGACAAGGCCGTCCAATGGTGGATACAGTTTAACCGTAGGCGCAATAGCTAAACACAAGCGGACATACCGATACGGGGAACTCGAAAAAGTAAAATATGAAATGTATTACGGAAAAGGTGACCATCTCAGCATCGAATGTCCCGCGTCCCTCTTAAATAGTTGGTGCTCCTTCACGTTAGGGCGAGACCCAAAAGAAATCCCATATTCAGATGAGGCGGCAATGTTCTTCCATAATCTCATGCTGAATATGGCCGAGATGTGCCGAAAGATACAGCATTTCACCCAGGATAAGGATGTTTTACTTTCTCTGATACATAGTGGTCAAAAATTATTACAGGGGTGAAGGGATGTCTAAAAATGAAAATTTCGAAAGGGCCTTTTCCCCAGGAATTGGATCATGCTCAGCGACATGCGCCTGCGGACGTGAGTTCTACGATTTTAATGGAAATGGGGATTTTGAGGAAGGTGAATTGAAAAGCCTTGAGAAGGATACAAAGGCAACCGCTCTCGATCATGCAGTTTGTTATGTCAAATTCGAGGGTGTTGAATATGTGTCATCGTGTGATTGCTGGCATGATAGGTCAAACCAAATCATGGAATTTATAGATGGCCACGCTCATTCTATTGCTGGATATCTAAAGTTAGAGCGAGATCGTAAAATCCGTGAAGCCGAGGCCTTTCCGATAGTTTAAGGGGAACTTGATGAAACTCGAACCTGGGATGTTGATAAAAACGAATTACAGCGGGCCGTACAGGATAAAGTCGATTAAACGCGGGTGCATCTGCCAATTGTATAGCGACAGGATGAAGGGCATAGATCAGGAGCAACCGCCACACATTCATTTAACACTGACACGTCCGGACGGAACCGCTCGCTTCTGGATGGGTCATTTTGATGAAGAAACGCTTTTGAGCCTGAATAAGACTATTTGTGGCCATAAAACAAAATTGGGATACGACCGGATCATTATCATGGATCAGGACAGGCCGATTCAGCAGAGTCTATTTTAGAATGACAACTCACACCGAAATAAACGCCATTGTCAATGAGGAAAAATAGTTGACAACCGCCGCCGAAAAAATGAATCCTGTCCTAAAACCCAAAGAGGTTGCTGCCCACTTGCGTAAATCTATTAGGTGGGTGTATAAGAACGCTGCCGAATTGGGTGCGGTGAGCATAGGCGGATCGTGGATATTCACACGGGAGGGGCTGGAAGATGCCTTACAAGGATCGGGGAAGATGGCGCGGAGTCGTGACAGTCAGCCAGAAGCGCATCGCGCAAAAATCATTCCGTACAAAAAGAGAGGCAATCGCATGGGAAAGGGAGACCAAAAGCTCTTATCTCAAGCAGACCCACACGGGCTCTTTGCTGGAAGTCATTAACGATTATTTGTCATTTGCCGAAATCAAGTACATCGAAAGCACATACAAAACAAAGCGGAGGCACTTGAAAAGATTGCTTTGTAAATACCCACCAGATACGCCGATCCTGAATATTACCACGAAAGACGTGTGGGACTACCTCAAGATGATCACGCCCGCGTCGCGGTTTAACCGAGCCAGGAAAGAACTACTGGCATTTTTCAATTACGCTATGAAATTTCACAAGCTGCCTGTTAGCCCGGTAGTGGGCATTGATAAGCTCCCGTCCAACAGGGGACCACAGGCTGTATTCACTGAGGATGAGTTCATTCGCATTATGTTGGCTGCAACTAGGCACGGTCGGAACCTTTTGGTGGTTTTGGGGACAACAGGGGCCCGGCGCTCAGAAATCTTTCGGCTGACCTGGACGGACGATATCAATTTTGAGAAGCGCACAATCCGATTAGGGAGCAGAAAGTCAAGGGATGGTTCCATGAAATACCGATATGCGCCCATGAACGACATGGCGTTTAGTTGCTTGCAGGACCAGTGGAAAAACAAATTACCCATGTCAGACTTCGTTTTCCAGAACCGGGAGCCAAATCACAGCCACTACGGGGCAGGGTACACGACCAGGAGAAGGTTCATTCACGGATTATGTAAAAAGGCGGGGATCGAGAAGGGTAGGGTGGGCTTTCATGCAATCAGGAGAATGTTTGCATCCCTGCTGGCCGACAAATATAAAAAGTCCATCCCGACCATTCAGAAGCTGCTCGGCCATGCGGCTCCGACCACAACGGATCGGTACATTTATAATGTTCAGGACGATGTGAAAAATGCGGTTGAAAATCTATCTTTCGAAACGTCACTACCCCAAACACTACCCCGAAATGAAAAGGGGGCCAACCAATAAACGGCTAACCCCCTAAAATCATTTGGCGTCCCCAAGGGGATTCGAACCCCTGTCGCAGGCGTGAAAGGCAAGTAACAGGGCTAAAAGGCGCTCTGGATATCGTTAAAAACCGCATGGATAGCGTAAAGTCAAAAAACAGTGGGGTATTTTTTGGGGTATTTTGTCATATTTTGCACGGATTGTCAAACGTCACTACCCCAAACACTACCCCGGAGTGCATGAGAGAAGAAAGGGTGCAGGCATCTTTATAATAGGCCAGTGCGGTACTTGAACCCGCACGTTAAGACGGAAGTGGTTGAAATTATTAGGCGGTAATGCGGGTGGTAACTAAATGTTAACGATTTATGGAGGGATGAGGTGGGCCCACAACAAACCATAGAACACGATGTAAAAGCCGGAAAGGTTCAAGATTGCGATTTGAGCAATGTAACGAATTTTTGCAAAAACAGTGACGCTTGCGATCCCTTCGGATTGTGGTGCTTAATACACCCAAAGACTCCGTTAAGGGGCAATGATGGTTGCAAAGGATATTCTCAGTATATTTCCACCATGTTTATAACAAGTGCCTAGTTCCATCACGACCCTCCATTCAACGATTGGGCATACTCAAGAAACGACCCCAAAGCCGCTGATAAAGTTGCAAGCGCGGTGTAGACTCCCGCTCGATCCTTGGTGATTTGGTACGCCTCCAGGGCATCAACCGCGGTATGATAAGCCAACCAGAAATCCTCCCCGTACACGATGATTCGGGTTTTCTGCGCCTCGGTTATCATCCCCTTTTTATAAAGCTCTCCGGCGCTTTGCATTGACGCCCTGTATGCATCTGCTGAAGTAGCAAGGGTGTCGTAAGTGTTTTTGGAGAACGACGCCGTGGCGCACGCCGTGACCGTCAGAAACAGCGCCGGGATTATCCATTTTTGATATGCAATCATCATTGCTTTCATTTTAATTCCCCGCTATCCGTTCCACTGAATATGAATATGATCCGATTCCAGGAGCACAAAATACCGGTCTCCCAGGGCGCGGCGGATGCGGTCCACCCAGGTTTCCACGTTTCCCGGAAAATCACGGATCCGAAGATCCCAGGCCTTCCCCCGGTAATGGCTGGATCCGGGCAAGTGCTTCCCCTCGCATCCGCTGGTGACGGTTACGTGATACCCATCCGGCGCCTCGGACACCGCAATATCGAGAATGCGCATCACCTCCGGAGATCGAATAGCGTACGGATGCACAACAACGTTTTGCTTAAATTTAATCATGGCCCTGCCCCCTTCCAAAATGCCCACCCGCCGATCACTGCCAAAATCCCACCGATAATCCCACCGAGCATTGATTCTGCCGAATTCCATTTTTTGCGCCGATCCAGTTTCTGAAAGTGGGCAATACAAATGGTTTCTCGCGCTACACAGTTTTTCTCTCGCTCTGATAACTGACTGTTGATAGACTCAAGAGTTTTATAGAGGGAATACTTTCGCTGTTCTTCCGATAGCTGTTCGTTCCATTCTTCCCATGATGGCATTTCGTTTACCGGCATTTTTTAGCCCTCTGGTCTACAGCCCTAATTTCGCTTTTTCTTCCCGGCCCCAGGCCCGGCAATCTTCCACGTAATCATTCCACGCCGCGGTTTCGGGAGATGGAGAAATTCTTAACATTTTAATCTCATCCGCCACCGTGTATTGCTCACGGATTTTAGAGACCACCTGGCCTCTGATCGCCATGGCGGCTGGTGTCGCCAGCGCAATTTGCATCTTGAGATCCCGAAGCTCCCTAGCCGTGTGAGTTGTGCCTTCAATGATGACGGCGCCCTTGGCCATCATTTCCGCCAGTTGCATTTTACCGTCTTTGTCTTCAAGGGCCACATAGCTTTTTTTGTCGATGGTGCAAAGTTCAATTTGATTTGCCATCAGTGTTCCCCCCGTAGAATTCCGGCCATATATGGCACTGACTGAGTGTTTTTAGCATGGCCGAACAATGATACAACAACATCCCGCTTCCCGGCCTTGACGGCACGCCGGAATTTATAAAGACTATATTTTCGGATAAACCGCTTGCTCCGCCATGTTCGATAACCAACGAAATTCAGACCTTTTTTTACCTTTTGAATGGTTGATTTTGATAGCTGCAGATGTAAATTGTCACGCAACCATTGGATAATCATCGCCCGGTATTCAAGGCATTGGGGGCGGGTTAATCCGATCAAAATAAAATCATCCACATATCGGACATAGTGTTTAATTTTAAGTACACGCTTGATGAAATGGTCCATTGGGTTTAGATAGATCAGCGCATATATCTGGCTTAAAAGATTCCCGATTGGGATACCGTCCGGTTCATCCATTTTGGTGAACATCATCATCACATTTACCAATCTTTCATCTTTTATCTTCCGCTCGACCTGACTTTTTAGGATCTCTCGGTTGATCGAATAAAAGAATTTTCGGATATCGAGCTTTAACGTATACTCGTCTGGTTCATGTTGTCTTAAGGCCCATTGGGTATAATCACTTGCCTTGTGAGTTCCATAGCCTCGGCGACAAGCAAATGATTTACTGATAAATGTTTTATCGAAAATATCATAAACCACCCTATAAATGGCGTGTTGGACCACAGTGTCTCGGAAAGCCGGAGCATAAATAATCCTTTTCTTTGGTTCATAAACGATAAATTTAAAATATGGTTGTGGGTAATATTTACCGATATGAATTTCATTATGTAAATCAAACAAATTTTTGCTTAAATTCTTTTCAAATTTAAAGCAAGAAGATCTCTTTCGTTTGCCTTTTCTAGCATCCAAATGGGCATTATATAGATTTTCTTCATTGAATACAGAATTGAATAAATTGCCATATCGTTTCATTTTAAATAAAGCCTCTGGTTTTCAACTTTCGTTTACCAAAAAGAGGATTCTGATTGATTTCGCTTAAAGCTGGAAAAACTCTCCCTGTAGTTCCGCTATTTCTGTTAAGAATTTGAGGTAGAACTGTAGTCAGAGCTGTAAATTCACATTGTTGTTCGAATTCGACTGATAGTTGTTCCAATTCGAATTCCAAACTCCTGCATTCGAACTGTTGTTCCAATTCCTGCACGATTGCAAACATAATAAGAGCCTTCCCATTTACTACCATTTATTGTCCTGCTTTACTTTTTTAATCCATCCTCCTATCATTTTCCCCAATTCGTCATTCAGCCGACTAATTGCCGAAAAACGATGTCTTTCTAAATTTTTAGGACTTTTATCGCTTTGCTTGCCGTCTTTGAAATGAAAATATCCCAATTCGTGCGCTAACAATAGTTGCATCCTCAGTTTTTCATGAGCAATGTCTAAATTCACCAATGTCGTTTTCTTGAAATAACGCTTTTGGCTTTCTGTGATAAGGTCATAGACATTGTATGCCGTATTCCTTATCTTGTTAGCCAATGCAAATTTTTCATGATGTGGAAAATGGTTTAAATAAATATTCATAAGTTTTGCAAATTCCATGAACTTACTATTTAGTGTCGCTTCACTGTGTAGTCCCATTTCTAATCCTTGATCGGGCTATCGCCCGACTACCACGGGTACAGGCAGAGCCGTAAACCCACAGAGTCGCTCGAACCCGACCGACAGTCGTACCAATGCGAATACCAAACCCCCGCAGCCGAACCGTCGCCCCAAGACCCGCACGAGAGCAAACATAATTCATTTCGAATATACTGATAAAAATAATCTTTTCCGAATTGCGACGTGCCCGTTGAATCGACGCCATCGCTTGACATCGGGAATCCCAGCCCGGACAATATCCAGGCATTACCCGATGTGGCACCAGACAAAGTTTGATTCGTGCCCGATCCAAAATGTTGAGCGAAACCGCTGCCGGGCTTAAACATAGGGGAAAACAAATCCATCATCGCCACGCACCCGGTTGACCCCCAATGGTCGGTTGCCGAGGAATTCCCGGATGTAAAATCTTTCATTGCTGTGGCTTGTTTAGCAACATAAA